AAAAGTGACCTCGCAGGGTTCACTTATAATATATTGTAACTATCTGATTGTCAGCTTTCTTTGGTTTTTATGGTGCAAAGTTAGGTAAATTCTGGGTAACAAGCAAACTATTTTATAAAATAGTTTACGGAATTATGATTTTTATGGTGTTAACGAATGTAAAGTGAATTTGGTCGGTTGAACAAGAAAACGTATCTTTGTATCGCTTTTTAGTAGTAACGCACTAACATAAGGCGCATTTAGGATACTTCAATCAACATATGTGGAGTCCTCGTTCAAAGTTCGGAGCGTTACACGAGCTTTTGAATGGGGACTCTTTTTTTGTCCCCATTCAAAATGGTCGGAGTGGAAGAGACGGCTAAATACACCACGCAACATTTCGACTTGAAACAAACACTGCAAGTGGGACCCAGGGCAGAAGCGCAAGAGTTGATTGAAGAAGACGCGGGAAGGACGGTAGCGAACACCGAAAGCTTCATACACTAACTGTCGTTAGCTGGCAAGTGGTGGTGACGGGGGTTGATCCTGACGGGACTCATCGTTATACAGACTCTCACTTATAGACGGATTTTCAAGTCCTCTATAAGGGGAGAGTCTGCTCAAAAAGCATCAGCCTTCTGAAACTCTTTTAGAAGTTTAATGAAGAATATTGATGATAAATTATTGTATTTTCTCTTTGTTTCTTTCTCTTTATTTTGAACAAAACTTTTAAAAGTCGATATGGTATAGAGAAGTCGCGAAGAAATTAATATAAGAGTTGTTATTAGTTACGTTTTTAGTTGCATAACCTTATTGCTAAGGTAGCCATCCGTGAGGACAGCTACCTTTTTTTGTTGGCTTTAATCGTCTTTTTTAAGCCAAGGGTATAACGGGACTACCCTACAAGTTGTTGACGGTCGGGAGACTGCTTGTTCTGGTTTTTCTCCAGAATAATGGAGCGCAGCTCTTTAATGATGCCTTCCTTGACAAGTATTTCTGTCTCGTACTTCTTCTTAAGCACGGCAAGGTCGGGATGCTCGGTGACGAGCATTGGCTCTTTGCCTCGTATAAGCCATTCGGCTGAGACTTCGGGGAAGAGGTCTAACACGTGCTCGATAAACTCCAACTTAGGTGGCTGTGAGCCGTTGCAATAGTTTACGACTGTAGACGGACGCTGGTCAAGACGATCGGCAAGACCACGAGCCGAGAGGTTGTAATGTCGGCGTAGGGCTTCGAGGCGTTCGGTAATGGTTGTCATAGCTGTAAAATGTTTATTAATGTAATCGTATGTAAAAATATATAAATAAAAAGTAGTTTTGTGTCCAAATATTTGGGCAGTTGCCCATATAGTTGTACATTTGCATCGGTAAAACGGTTTACAACCGTTACATAAACTTATTTATTGTGCAAATATACAGATAATATGGCAAAGTTGATAAATAAAACGAAAATAATTGTTCCAAAGGAACAAATTTCCGTACTGATGAATCGGTTTGGATATAAAAGAACAGCTGTGTACAATGCGCTTGCTTACCGTTCACACTCGAGCGTGGCACAGAACATACGCAAGATGGCCTTGGACTCCTTAGGGGGAAGGAAGGTGAGATTGCCGATGTTTGAAGAATAGAGAAAGCTGACAATCAGATATTAAAGCAGTTTGTTTAGATGTGGCACGGAGGAGTCTGTGTCGTTAGACTATTCGGGCTGTTGGTTCGGGAGGATAGACAGTTTTTTTAAATCTTTAAAAACCAATGCTATGTTGCAACTTTTTACGACACGCACCTATCAAGATAGGGTTGACGAGATATACAAGTTGCTCGAGAGAGACAGGGGCTCGCTGAGGCTGTTTGAGTGGCGCATGAGGCGGATACACTGCCTAAACTTGAAGATTAAACAACGTTCTGCCGACATGGGTAGGAAGGAGGAGATATACTAAGGATATGTTTTGGAAGAAAAAGAAAGATAAAAACAAGTCCGACACTTGGGGGAAAACTGCAAGGACGGGAAAATGGAGAAGCACAAAATCGCTTATAACAAAGCTCGACAAGACAATGAGCTTGTATATCCGATTGCGTGATGTAAATAAGGATGGGTATTTCCGTTGTCCGACGTGTGGACGCTATCTCCCATTTGCAAAGGGCGACTGCTCACACCTTTGGGGACGTGCCCATATGAACACAAGGTTTGACCCAGACAATATGGTTATGGAGTGTTCTTACGATAACAGAATGAACAGTTCACATCTGTTGGAGTTGAGTAGATTCTTTGAAAAGAAACTCGGAACCCAGAGATACGAGTTGTTGAGAGTGAAACATAACCAAACAAAGAAGTGGTCGAATTGGGAGCTGGAGCAACTCATTGAGTACTACGAAAAAGAAATAAAACGACTAAAGGAGGAGAAGCATTATGACGAATGGCATAAAGTGTAACATCTGCGGTATAGAAAAGCCTCAGTCCGAATATTATGGACATGCGAGGATATGCAAACGTTGTATCTGTAAAAGAAACAGCAATAAGCATTATGCAGCAAATCTTCTAAAGAACCCGGATTTACCAGGTGAAAAATGGAAGGATGTTGTTGGCTACGAAGGTCTTTATGCTGTAAGTAATAAAGGACGTGTTAGGAAAACGGGACATGGTTCTTACGGTGGACGCATAATGACACCAATGGAGATTAACTGTGGTTATTTAAGAGTCCGTCTTACCAAGGGTGAAGAAAGTAAAACATTCTTAGTACATCGTTTAGTCGCAATGGCTTTTCTTTCAAATCCAGACAATTTGCCAACTGTGAACCATAAGGATTTTGATACGCGAAATAACACAGTAGAGAATCTCGAATGGATGACACAGAGAGAAAATAATAATTACAGCAGGAAAGCTGGACATTATTATTATTCTGAAAAAGCGCGTGAGAAAGCCAGGTTGAACAGAAAAATAAGCGATGATAAAGCAAAATTGATATTTGAAGAATATCAAACTGGTACAAAACAGTCGGATTTGGCTGCAAAATATAATGTGACAAGAGCCTTTGTATGTAGGCTTGTTCGCGGAAAATGCAGGACAGAACTTACGGGGCTTAAATCTTAGATATAGGAATGAATTGATAAGCTCATATTGGTATGTAAAATGTTATTAATGTTAGATGATAGCAGTGGCTATAACGTGTATTACAAGACTTTTTGCCTGTCTGGTGCGTGAGCATAGGACAGTTTTAAGGGGGCGTGACTACGGCTTGGGTAGCGTAGAGTTATAAAGAGGTGGTTCCGATGTGAGGGTTCGATTCCCTCTGCCCCCACGAAAATCTTAATTTTATTTGTCATACAACACTCTTGTTGTTCGGTTCGTGAGAATAGAACAGCATTTTACTACGAAACTATAAAACAAAATATAACATGAACAAGGAATATGTTTTACAGAAGCTGCAGAAGATGATGCCCGACGATACAAAGAGACCGATGGGTGTGAGCTTTGCAGAATTGAAGACAGCCGTACAGGAGGATTTGAGGGAGGTATTGAAGGAGCTGTTGAAAGATGGCGACATAAACTACTTTAAGACTCTGAACGGTGTGACAATATATTTGAAGGATTCTAAATTGTGATAATATGAAAGAGATATGTATTTACGAGTTGCACCTGAGGTACTTCAAGGGTGCGGAAAAAGCCGATTACGAGTTTAGCAGCCGCATCAATGTGGTGAAAGGCTGTAACGGCATAGGTAAATCGACGATAGCAGACGCTATTAGTTGGGTACTGTTTGGAACGAACCAAGCTGGTGACACCAAGTTTGGTATAAAGACCAAGGACGAGCACGGCAACGAGATTGAAGATGTGGAACACTCGGTTGAGATTAGGTTGTGCACGCGTGACGACTCGGACTTTCTTGAAGGCATACCCTTGTGGACAGGGAACCATTTGCTAACCCGAATACTTACCGAGACACGCAAGAAAGATGGTAGCGTGACTAACAACTACACGTACAAGGTAGACGGAGAGGTAGTGACAGCTGGAGACTTTAAGAAGGTTGTTGACGGGATTTGTCCGGAAAAGGTGTTCAGGCTCTGTTCATCGCCTTATGCTTTTGTAGGAATGAAATGGAGCGAGCAGCGCAAGATGCTGAACGACATGTACGGCGTTCCGAGTGTGGAGGATGTGACGGGTGGCGACGCACGCATTGACGCTGTGAAAGAACTGCTTGAGAAGGAAGACATCGACAAGGAGCTGAAGCATCTGAAATACAATCGCAAGGAAATACAGGACAAGCTTGACGATGTGCCCGTAAGGCTTGAATCGTTGAACAAGGTGGTGCCAAAAGCGGAAGACTGGGACGCGATAGAGAAGCAGATTAACGATAAAGGGCTGGAAATAGACAAGATGCGCAATAGTCTGAACACCATAAACGGCGGTGGTGCAGACTTGGTACGCAAACAGCAGAATATAAACATTCTGAACCTTGACCACAAGCGCAAGCGCATGATGGAAGAGTCGGCACAGCTCATGTTGGGCGATATAATAAAGGCTAACGCTGAGGCAAAGACAGCATGTGATAAGGCTGTGACGGAAGCTGAACAAACTGTAGAGGACTTGAAGAAAAAAGTAAAGTCGTATGACGAGTCTATTAATAGATGCAACACCCGTATCAGCGAACTTAACGCAGAGATGGCAGACGGAGCAGCAAAGTGGAAGATTGTAAAGGCAAGAACGTGGGAATGGAACGAGGATGATGCCTTCTGTCCTACCTGCAAGCAGCCTTTGCCTGAGGACCAGGTGCAGAAGATAAAAGAGGAATCGGAAAAGGCTTTCCTCAATAACCAAGCTGAGGACCTTAAGAAACTGAGAAATGACGCTACAAAAATAAAAGAAGATGTAAAGGCGTGTGAAAAGGAGATTGAAAGCTTCAAGCTGGAGCAGAAAACTACACAGACACAGCTCGACAAGGCCGAGGCAGTACTGAAGGAAGCCCAAAAGGCACTGGAGGAACAGGTAAAGAAGGGAAATGAGAAGGTGAGTGTAGAGACACTGCTTGCGGAGAAGCCAGAATACAAGCAGGTGTGCGACCGTATAGAGAAGGTAGAGGCTGAGCAGGAGAAGCCGACTGACGAGGGCATGAGCGAAGAGGACAAGAAGCTTAAGGCCGACTTGGAAAAGAAGATAAAAGACCAGGATGCGGAGTTGGATGCGCTACACGCGCGGCTCTCGGTAAGGACACAATGGGATAAGGTGAACGAGCAGATAAAGGCTGTGAAGAACGACCGAAAGGTATGGCAAGAGCAGCTTGACGAGCTTGACGACAAGATAGCAGCCGTGAGCGACTATCAAAAGATGGCCTGCGAGGCTATGGAGAACATCGTAAACAAACACTTTAGACTGGTAAAGTGGTCGATGTTCAGACGACAGTTGGACGGAACAGACAAGCCTTGGTGTGAGTGCTCGGTGGACGGTGTGCCATACTCTGACTCGAACACAGCTGCAAAGATGAATGCTGGACTGGATATCGCGAGAGCTTTGAAGGAATACTATCAAGTGAACGTGCCTTGCATGATAGACAATGCCGAGGCAGTGCTGGATCCGTTGTATGACGGAGGACAGCAGATAAGACTGATGGTGACAAAAGACAAGGAGCTAACGATAGAGCGCTATGGACATAAAGACTAAGCACAATATCGGTGACGCGGTGTGGTTTCTGGATGATTACCGAGCACAATGCTGCAAGATAACAGGAGTGGACGTGCAAGTGCTTGGTACATCAAAGCCATTCGTGCAATATAGGTTTTGTGTGTTTCCTCCCGTAAAGGAGGAGCACGTGTTTAAAAGTAAAGAAGAACTGATAAAATATATAGAAAAATGACACAGACAACAACAGCAGTGGCTAAACAGCCACAAATGACAGCTCAACAGCAAGCAATACTAACCTTTAACAATAAGGTTAAAGGCAGCTATGTACAGAACCAACTGAAAAGCGTGCTTGGAGCAAACTCTGGTACATTTGCCACTTCATTGGTTGAAATCTTTACCAATGACAAGAAATTGCAGGGTTGCGACGTGAACAAAGTAGTGCAGGAGGCAATCAAGGCAGCAACATTGAAGTTGCCACTCAACAAGCAGTTGGGATATGCTTATCTGATGGTTTTCAATAATTGGGACAAGGAGGCACGCAAGTCGGTGCCAACACCAACCCTAACCATCGGCTACCGTGGCTACATTCAGATGGCAATGCGCACCGGACAATACCGCAACATCAATGCCGATGTGGTATATGAGGGTGAGCTTCGCGGAAAGGACAAGTTGTCGGGAGGCATTGACCTCTCGGGAGAAAAAACGAGTGACAGAATAGAAGGGTTCTTTGCTCTTTTCGAGACTGTAAACGGCTTCTCGAAGACTTTGTACATGTCGCTTGCAGAAATGGCAGCGTATGCGTTAAAGTATTCTCCATCGTTCAAGCGCAAGGCAACGAAGGAAGACCCTATACCTACAGTGGACAATCTTTGCGACCTTGCGAACGGACAGGCACAGAATGGACCAACGGGAAAGGTTGGCTGGGAAGGCGATTTCCTTAGCATGGGCATCAAAACTGTGTTGAGAAGACTGCTCTCGAAGTACGGCTATCTGTCAATAGAAATGATGGGAGCCATATCGGACGATGAGGCTACGGCAACGACTCAGCAGGTTCGTGACGAGGAGTTTGCGGAGACGAAGAAAGTAATCACCGTGGACGCACAGACGGGAGAAGTGGTGAATGATGGCGCTGCAAGCGCGGAAGCTGCCACGGCTGCAGAGGACGATAATCCGTTTAAGTAATGGAAGAATGGAGGTCTGTAAAAGGATTTCTCGATTACCAAGTAAGTAATTTAGGAAGAGTCAAAAAACGTTCTTATTGGAAAATTGGCAAGAATGGTAGAATAATAAAAATAAAAGAACATATCTGCAAAGCCAACAATAGAAAAGGATGGTATTTGGCTCTTATCCTAAATGATGGATTAGGAAAGCGTAAAACCTGTAGAATCCATAGACTTGTATGGGAATCTTTTAGGGGAGACGTACCCAACGGGTTTGTAGTCCATCATAAAGATGACAACAAACAAAATAATAATATAAAGAACCTGCAGTTAGTCTCAACAATGGAGCATCACAAAATACATCTTGCAGAACATCCAGAGATGATTGAGTCTATGAAAAGATACAATAAACTCATAAGACCTAAGAAAATTTGTCAGTATTCCCTGGATGGACATTATATTGCTAAATATAATAATGCAAAAGAAGCATCCAACGAGACTGGTGTTTGCTCTCGTAATATATTACAAGTGTGCAATAGGACAGAATATAAAAAGGGAAAATTCAGAACACAAGCAGGAGGTTTTATTTGGAGGTTTGAAGAATGATATTAACGATAATAAATAGTGGAAGCCGAGGTAATGGATTTTTACTGGAGGCTGATGATGGACAGCAACTTCTAATAGAAGCTGGTTGTAGGTTAAAAGACTACCAAAATGTAGGACACTTAAAAATCGCTTGTGCTCGTGGTATGTTGATAAGCCACGAGCACGGATAAGGAGACCATGCTAAATACGTAAGAGATTTTACTCGTGTTGGCATAGACGTATACTCGACAGCTGCTGTAAAGGAGAACAATAAGTTTGGTGTTACGGCGGTGGAGCATGGCAAGACATATCAAGTGGGAGACTTTAGAGTAACGCCTCTGAAAGTTGAGCATGACGTGGAATGCTTCGCTTATCTCGTGCATCATCCGGAAATGAAGACGCTGATGTTTGCGACGGACTGCTGGAACTTGCACCAGGTGGTGAAGGGAGTGTCGCATTATCTTATCGAGGCGAATTATCAGGACGATATACTTGATGAAGCTGTGAGAACGGGTAAGACGATACCGTCGATGGCAGACAGAGTAAGACTGAGCCATATGAGTCTGAAGCATTGTGTGGAGTACTTGAAGATGTGCGATGCAGGGAAGACAGCGAAGACGATAACGCTGATACACGCAAGCGAGAGACATCTGGACAAGAAACATGCTGAGCTGACGGTGGCAGGACAGACTGGTGTGCCGACGTGGGTGGCGAAGAAGGGCTTGAAAATTGTATTAATGTAAAAAAATAGAACAAAATGAAAATATCTAAATGGAAAGTAACCGCTTTTGTGGTGTGGGTTGTTACAACACTCATTGTTGTCAGCATTGCGCTGAGAGGTGTAAGTAAAGCTGACACAGCAACAAATCTGATTAGCGTAGCAATCCTTTTATTTTGGACGCTCTTGTCCTTAGCAACGAATTGTCTCACTTTTAAAAATAATAAAAACAATGAGTAAAATTAAATCAATCTGTATGTTTTCGCTGCTCGCAGCAGCCGTGTCTCTAACCTCTTGCAGCGAGCGCATCGACGCAGGCTCCGAGGGTATCCTCGTTAACCTTTATGGTACAGACAAGGGTGTTGACGACGTTAGTCTCGTCACTGGCCGTGTGTGGTACAACCCCTTCACCGAGGAGGTCTACGAGTACCCCACGTTCGTCCAGACCATCGACTACCCCGCTTTCACCGTTAATGCAAAGGACGGTTCTGCGTTCACAGTAGACCCTACAGTCTCTCTCAAGATGATTGACGGCAACGCCCCCAAGGTATTCAAAAAGTACCGCAAAGAACTCGGCAGTATTGTCAATGGTACGCTGTACAACTACGTCAAGGATGCCTTCCGTATACAGCTTAACAAGTACACCACCGACCAGATTGTCTGCAATCGCGATACTGTTGAACGTGCTATAGAGGCACAACTAAGCGAAGCACTTGCCAATGAGCACTTCCATCTCGAACAACTCACCTCTGGTCTCAAATACCCAAACTCTATCGTGCAGGCAGTCAACCAGAAGAACAAGGCCATTCAGGAGGCGCAGCGAGCACTCAACGAGGTTGCCGTCAAGAAGGCAGAAGCCGAGAAGATGCTCGTGCAGGCACGTGCCGAGCGCGAGGCCAACGAGCTCAAGTCTGCAAGTCTCACTCCTGCAATCCTCAAAAAGATGTGGATTGAGAAGTGGGATGGCAAGCTCCCGGTTTACGGAAATGTGCCGCAGATCATGATGACCAAGTAATAAGCACTCTCCCTGACAGCAAGTACAGTATGAAGTTGAGCCGTTTTAGACTGGTTGGCATTTGCTGTAGCCGTAAAATATCAATTACCGCATAGACAATTCAGCAAAGGTTTCAAGCCTTGCTTTATTAGCCTTGCCTAATAAAGCAAGACAAGGAACGTCCGCAAAATGACGTGAAACTACAGGTGAAAGCCCTGACAAAACTCCAGTTTGCTGTGCTTGTCTGTCTTGGAGATTAAATACTATCAAAAAAAATTAAAAACAGAAATTATGGAACCAATGGTAACAATATCCGTAAAGGATTATAACGAACTTGTGCGTAATAGTGGTGATAAACGTGTGCTTGAGTTGCTGACAATAATTGTTAACTACGCAAACCAAGAACAGGACAAGGTTTGGGTGGCACGAACGCGTTTCGACGCAATAGATATGCTACGAAAATTTATCAAGGAACTTCAGAGCGGAGAACAAAGTTTCGAAGAAATAATGGAGTGGACTAAAAGAAATTTTAGCAATGAGAGTACCGAGGAAGATAAAGAAGGCAGCGAAGCACATTGAGCGTCATATGCGACATACGACAAGCGGATTATTGTTAATCCCTTATAGCGAATTTGTTGTAAAAGGACGCAGCACAAAGTGGAAGCAGAAATGCATAAACGAAGTCAGAAGAGAACGTCGAAAGATGTTGCTTGAAGAATGGCAACGTTTAAATGGTGTTATTTTAACGCATTAATAATGAAATAATTTGAAAGGGGGTAAGGGGGTATGGCGACTTTTGAGAGACTGAATGACCCAAGGCAGTATATGGCTGCTATGAGAGAGATAGACAAGGCTCGCGACTGCGGGTATGCGATAGACATAGTGAAGCACAGGGAGGTGGCTACGAACAAGCAGATGGCTTATCTGAACTTCATCATCAGTTACTATGGATATAAGCAGGGCGAGACCTTCTATAGTGTGCTACGGACGATACAGCAGGACGTGTGTCCGCATATATTCCTGGCAGACGGAAGTAAAAAACCAAAACCGCTGTGTTACCTGACTACAGCTGAAATGTCGAGCGTGATAAGGAACTTTCTGGATTATGCGTCGATGAGCGAGGTGATAATACCGGACAAGGACGACGAGAGAGGTCTGAGATACGCAAAGGCAGAGCTGGCAAGCGGTGGCGCAGGCTGGGTGTAGGGAATTACGAGTTAGGAATTAGGAATTAGGAATTGTCGCCTTTGGCGATGAGGAATTAATAAATTTTGAATTAAGATGATACATATTGAAGGACCGATAATAAAGATTCTGCCTGAGAAGAGCGGTATAAGCCAGTCTGGCAGAGAATGGAGAGAACGTGACGTTGTGATAGGGTATGTGGCGAGCTTGCAATATCCGAAGAATATAGTGGTGACGTTTAGAGGTGCGCAAGTAGACGTGGTGAACCAACTTGGCAATGGTGACGCTGTGGGATGCGACATAAGCATTGACGCAAGAGATTGGCAAGGTCGGTGGTTTAATGCGGTGACCGGGTATAATCTTATGAAGCTTAAATAATATAAGATTATGGAAATACCAAATAGATTACTGGAGTTCGACTGGACGGCTATCAAAATATGGCTGTGCTTCGCAAAAAGTACGGATGAAGATGGTTTAACTTTAATATCAGACGAAGAGGTTGCAACAGAGGTCAGGTTATCGCCTTTAGCCGTAAAACTTTATAAAAGTCTTCTAATAAAAGAAGGATTTTTACCATGTAAAGGACCACTACCGTCCGTAAACGAACATAAGAAAAAGATGTCTAACAAAAGCTTCTAAATATGGCTGACATTGGGGCTTGCTTTAGGAAGATAGGAGATATACCTACAACCCTAACGCTCTTCTACCTTATATATAAGGCAAACGATGAGGGATATGTAGATGCTTCTTATGCGGACATGGCTAAAGCTTTAAATCGCTCGCGAACAATGTTGTATAAGTACGTGATACGACTTGCGAGTTTGGGTGCTATAGAATTACGAAGTAAACAACAAGTAAACAACAGGTTAACAGCGAGTGAACAAAAAAGAACGTACATATACATACCTCAAATAGCTTATTATAAGCGTGTTACAAACATGGAGGGAAATCGTGCGGTTAACAGTAAGTTAACAACAAGTAAACAGAAGATTAACAAGGACGACTTGCCCCGAAAGACGCTCGAAGAACGTAAGGTAGAATTTCACGAGGCGTTAAAGCCTTTCGTTGAGAAATATGGAGAAAGCTTGATAGAAGAGTTTTATAACCATTGGGCGCAGGTAAACGAGGGTGGCACGAAGATGCACTGGGAGAAGCAGAAGACGTTTGAGATAGCCAGAAGGTTGGCAACCTGGAAGAAGAACGATGACGAAAGGAAGTTGTCGCGTAAGACTTCGCAGGACATCGGAATGATATATCATAAGGAGGAGGACGAATTTAAAAACGAAGAAACATGGTAGGAAAAGACATAAAAACCGTGTGGGAGGAATACGAGCTGGCGCTGCAAGGTACAGGCTTCTTTGGGTCGCCGAAGAAGGTAAGCATACACATTGACAACGCAAAGTTGTCGCTGTGTAACGGGCTGAAATACTATTGTGGTGAGGGTGCTGTATGGCAGCCGGAATACGAGGAAGTGGCGGAATGGCTGACGGACAACAAAGGGCGTGGCCTGTGGCTTTGTGGCGAGTGTGGACGCGGCAAGACGCTGATAGGCGCAAAGATTCTCCCGGTGCTGTTTAACTTTTATCACTTCCCTCGCAAAATAATCTCTCTATATGACGCGAAAGACTTGAACAGTAAGTTTGACGATATCGTAAAGAAACACATTATATATATAGATGATGTGGGCAAGGAATCGGTTGATGTAAATTATGGCAACAGAAACCTCAGGTTCCCAGACATTGTAGACGAGGCGGAGAAGAAAGGCAAGCTGCTGATGTTCTCGACCAATCTGTCGCAAGAGAAGATGGTGGAGAAATATGGGGAGCGAACCGTAGACAGACTGAGGGCGATAACTAAGAAAATCGTGTTCAGAGGTAAATCGCTAAGAAAATAACTAAAACTAAAGAAATATGAATACAACAAGAATAGACTTTGTGGCTAATGCCACGACAAGAGAAGCAGGTGTGTATGCCTTAAAATACGGCTGGGCCTTTGCTAAGGGCGTAAGTAGAGACATCAATAGCTTTGCTCATAGGCTGCCATGGGTTTGCGTGGCGGTGGTGTTGATAGCGAGCGTGGTTGTAGGTTCGGTACTTGTAGCAGAGGCAAGAATGGAGAGAGACCATGCGAGCAGGGAGATGTTTAAGTTGCAGCAGCAGGTAGAACAGCTGAGTTGCATAGTAGAATCGAATAACAATAAGCAATAAAACTATTACAATTATGGCAACAATGAACAAAGACTTATCGCCAGTGGATCAGGCACGTATAATACTGCGCAACTACGACAAGGTGGTGGCAGAGCGCGATGAGCTAAAAAAGGAGAACGAGCGTCTGAACATGCTCGTAGAGCAGAAGGACGTGCTCTATCGCAATATGCTTGAGCGCATGGAGGCGAAGAACAAGCAAAGCGCCATTGAGGGCGAATACAAGCACCTGAAAAAACAGTACGACAATCTCAACCAAGAGTATGAGAAACTGAAGGGCGCACGCTATACGGTGGAGGTAGTGAAGCAACTGTGCGGAAGCTTAAAGGCGTACGGCAACCAATTGCGCAAGGCTGGGTTGAATATCGGCGCTATAGAGGAACTGTTTGACAGCAGTGCAGAAGAACCGTCAGACAAAGATGAGCCGACGAAAGATTGCAGAATTGTCTACGACAAGCAGACACAAAACTTCATCGCCTACGTGCGAAAGATAGTGGACATATTCCGCAAGACGGGCACACTAAGAGGTATATCGGTGTTTGCAGCACAGGCAGGTGTGACGTCCATATCAAAGGAGAAATTCTTTCTGTATGGACTGGACAAGGAAGGTGAGCTGACAGCCTAAACGGCACTCCTGCCGACGAATGGTGCAAGCTGATGTACAAGCAGATTTGCAGACAATTAGATTCGGTCACGCATGGAACTGACGAAGAAATACCAACGGGAAAATAGAATTTCCGGAAATGTGTTACAATAAAAATTACAACAATGGAAAACAAGATTAATATAGCAGAGATATTGAAGGATTGCCCGGAAGGGATGAAGCTGTATAGTCCTTTGTTTGGGGAAGTCAAGTTATATCAAAGTAAAGTCGATATCATTTCTGTTTTTAGCAAGGATGACGACGGCGAAGACGTTTTCGATACTTTTACGGAAAATGGACTTTTTTATTCCGGATATTCACAAGCAGAATCTCTTTTGTCCCCTTCCTCTGAAATGCGTGACTGGACTAAGTTCTTCAAGCGAGGGGACATAGTAATAAAAGATGGTGGTGGTATGGCTGCTGTCTTTGACGGCTGGGCTAATGACACTTACACAGAGTTCAATACTACTGTCAATCTGTATTGTGATAATAATACAGGTGAAGAAGAAGTTTGTACAACACTTCTTTTCAGAAAAGCAACAGAGGAGGAGCGCAACCAGTTCATTGAAAAGGTAGAGCGTATCCTTAAAGGCAAGTACAACCCCGACACCCTGCAAGTAGAGCCAATAAAGCCCGAATGTCCGTTCAAGCCGTTCGACAAGGTGTTGGTGATGGATAGTGATAACCAAGAATGGGCAGCAGGATTCTTCTCACATTACGATGAGAATTGTCTCTCTAATTATTATTGTATGGGTATTCACTATAAGCAGTGCATCCCCTACGAAGGCAACGAACACCTGCTTGGCACAACAGACCCATACACGAAAGGAGGTATGGAATGAACGACCCCTTCTCCCTCGAAAGTGTCAAGTTCCGTGAGACTGCCCACATGGCCTTTGAGGACGAATACGTCACGGCATACCAGTCCACCGACATCGTTCCCAAGATATACAAGAGCGTCAACACCCCTCGCGACAAGAACGGCTTGGTATCAGGCAAGCCCAAAACCTACTACCGCACCCGGTACAGCTCTTGGGCTACGGAAAAGACATTTATTACACAATATCAGAAAATCAGAGAAAAATTCTAAGTTACGCTTATGATAGAAATGTTAATTGTTATATCCTGTTCATCCCTCGCCTTTGCATTATTCTATGCGTTCTTTAAAGTTGGCAGACTGAGTACTTACGACAACCTCCTCAAGCATTTTGAAGATGCCGTAAAGATTATCGACAAGCAAAACGTAATAATCCACATTTACGAACAAAAGCTTGAGGAAATAGAAAAAGAGGTACAGCAATGAAAGGTGTTTTAACTCAGGTAGAAATCAACATAACAAAAGCGGAATGAGATACGGATATTGTAAAAACTGTTTTTGGTGCAAATGGGGATATTGTTTCATGCTAAAAAAAGAAACAAGAAAAGATTCATATTGCCCAGACTTCTACAGTAGAAGGACATCGAATGAAAAATTAAAGCAAGTTATTGACAGTTGGATTGCTCAGAAGCAAATGTCGTTGTCAGAGTTAAATAATATCATAAATCATTATAAGGAATCAAAACAGAAAGGAAAATAATATGATAGACGAAAAGAAAATCACAGAAGCAGCAATTCAGAATGCTGACAAATACAATCCGTGCCGTAGCACCTTGGATAGAGAAGAGGTGTGTCGCGCCTCGTTTGTAAATGGTGTTAAATGGTTCAAGGAAGCTATTTGGCATGATGCAAGCGAGAAACCACAAGGTTCGGCTGCTATTCTTTATCTGTGGCACGACGAACAAGGTGGTATGGACGTTGGTATTGATGGTGTATTCGACGATTTGGAATGGGAGATATTCGTTGAGTATAACAAAATTACAAAGTGGTGCTACATCGACGACATATTGCCGAAAGGAGGTAAGAAATGATTAAAGCAGCAGACCTAAGAATAGGCGACCTTGTAATCGTTAACGAGAACTGCTCATTAGAACAAGGTACTATAGGAAAAGTATCAGAAGTACGTTCCACACCCCTATACAAAGAAAATGAAGGCAGTATTGGTCTTAAACCCATTTCAAACGACAGATGGCCGTATGGAGTATTGTGTCGCAATATCGACCCCATCCCCCTTACCCCCGAAATCCTCGAAAAGAACGGGTGGAAGAAGAGAACAGAGGGATGGTACTTTATGATGATTAGTAAATACATGTATTTGTCTGTAGAGTTTGGATATGAAAATGGTATAAGAGTTTTCTTAAAACGCACTACTGATGGACTTTATGTAAAACTTAATGTTGCAAATAACGTCCACGAGCTACAGCATATACTTTGGGCACTGGGCTTGGACGCAAACTTAAAGATTTAAAAAAGATGAAGAAAATCATGTTCAATAACAAGTACGGACTCACCCAAGCCGTACTTGAAGGTCGCAAGACGCAGACAAGGCGTATTCTGAATCCTACAATGCTTTTCGAGCGTTTGAATACGTACGAAGGTTGGACAAAAGAATCTATTGCTGATTGGAAGGAATATTGTAAAGACCGACTTTATAAAGCAGAGGGTGAAGAACTGAAAGAAATGCTTGATTACGCCTTGGAACATTCACTATACAAGGTTGGAGAAAATGTAGCTATTGCGCAAAGATACATAGACCTTGCAGACAATGATGAGTTCTATCGACTTTGTGGCATTCATGGGATGCCATTAGAGTGTATTAAATTCGAGAAAGGTTGCAAAAACAAAATGTTCGTTAAGGCAGACCTCATGCCGAACCGCATCCGCATCACCAACATTCGTATCGAGCGTCTGCAAGACATCAGCGAAGAGGATTGTTTGGCTGAGGGTATCGTGGATTTTGAGAGCAGAATAAACAAGGCGCATTTTTACAGCATCACAGATGAATCTGCCACCTATGGGACAGCCAAAAAACCATACTCCCTGCTCATTGACAAGATCGCAGGAAAAGGTACATGGAAATCCAACCCTTATGTATTTGTTTACGAGTTCGAATTAATCAAATAAACACTATGGAAGTAAATGAAGCAAAAAGAATCTTATGTGAAATGCGAAATCATTTTAATGATGAAAGTCATACGATAGCTATATGGATAGCTATTCGTGCCATTGACACATGTATAAGCAACGGTTTTGAGGTAAAGGGATAAAAACTTTTACTGAGAATAGTTTTTGTAATTAACCATCCTTTATAGGATATAAAATAATTTGTAATATGACAGGAAATAATAATTATTTAGCAAACGGACATTTCGGTTTTGGAAATGTCATTCAGTTTTTGAAAGAGGGAAAAGCTTGCCGTCGTAGTGGTTGGAATGGTAAGGGATTGTTTATTGTGAAGCAGGTTCCTTCACACATCACAGCCGACATTATCCCCAATATGCAGTCACTTCCTCAGTCTGCTAAGGACATCATTATGGCTCGCAAAGAACCACATATCGACTACACCAATCAGATGCTTATCATAAACCCCGATGGACGTGCTGACTCATGGGTGCCATCGTCAAGCGATGTGTTTGCAGAAGACTGGGAATTGGTAACTGAGTAAGAATAGAATAAACAAATTTATGGAACGATTCAAAGACATATTACAACTCACAGCAAATTGCGAAATAACAGAAATAGTAGACGGAGAATTGTGTAGATGGAAGTACATAATGATACATCCAGAGGATAAAAATTATATTCTTGCTATTAACTGTTTTACTCATAATGTTGATAGTTTAAGCCTTTCCTCAATGAAAAGAAACTACTTTTTTATAGGGGAAAGCGATGTTGAATTTATTATAAGAGAGAAGATAAGACAAAAAGAAGACATATTAGAACTTGTTAAACGAGACATACAAGTTCTGTATAACGAGTTAAAGTTTTACGGATTTAAAGAATAAAAAACACCTCTCCCTGGTGACAGCAGGGAGAGATAAATAAACAAAGATGAAGAATGTAATACAAGGGGATTGTCCGTGCTGTCCTTATGCGGACCTATTTGGTGGATATTGTAGTTATTATCACTTTTTCCCTGCCAATATCAATTTCGGAGAAGCAACATGCCGTTGTGAAAATTTAAAACCAAGAAAGGAAGAAGAACAATGAAGTTTATAGAAGTAATTTCTGATACACGCGATACTGTTAGTATTCCAGTATCAGACATCAAGGAAATCCATGATTGGTGCGGTGGAAATAGTTCCGTCCTAACAGTACATGGTGAATATTACTATAGTGGACTTTCACGTAAACAACTTATAGAAAAAATCGAAAATTTGTAACTATGTCAACATCTGAACCAGTAGAACATAATAAGCAGCCAAACCGCATAATATACTTCGGTACTGATGGCTGTGTTGGGCATTATCCTTTGGGAATCAAATTTAATCTTACACGAAAAGAGTATAAGGATTTTCAAGAGATTGACAGACTCATAACTGATGAGGTTTTAGATGAGAACACTGGAACCTTTCTACGTTACTTGTCAGACGGAGTACCTTACACATGTTACGGTGTCCCTTACTCTCCAGATGATGAACGCCCAGGTAGTAAGACAATCGTATTAGTTGAATATGGTACTGTACAAGAAGTAAAGGACGCAATCTTGCAAAACCCTTTCCTCTTGAATAAGTTCAAGAAAGTAAAAGAGAAGTATAAACTTAACATTGATTTTTTGGAGGACAAAAAATGATGGAGAATATGATTGACAAAATGCTCATGTCACTACCATATTTTGACATCGACCCTGACGATGATACAATTCAAGTGAGTGACAAAGGAGATTACGTGCCAATTTTAAGTCGTGTTGGTAGTAAGTGGCAGCTGTATTGGTCGGATGGTGAGCATTATTATTTCCCCGTTGAAGAAGAAAATACTCCTACCGAGGCAATACAAAAGGCTTATGACTATTGTGTAGAACAAGGATGGATAAAAAAGGAAAGGAAATGAATAATATAGAACAGATAAAAAATACACTAAAAGTTAATTATTATGGAAGAATTATCTAAAGATGATCTAATAAATAAGTGGAAAACAGAGAGAAATAAATTATTATCTGAATTATCATTTTGTTCAGAGCATAAATTTAATCTTGAAGCTGAACTTATTAGACATAAGATTGAATTGTTAGGAAGTTTTATTTTTGATTTAGAATATTATTTAAAATAATGTCGTTTACAAGCGAATAAAAATGATGGAGGATTAACAATGAACAGAGAGCAAGCCAAAAAGCTGCTGCCTATTATACTGGCATTCGCAGAAGGTAGGGCAATAGAATTAAAAGATTCTTATGGAAAATGGGTTGAAAGTGACTTACTGGCATTTGATTTGTCTCCTAAAAACTACCGCATCAAGTCAGAACCCAAGTACCACTCATTCCTCAACGCAGAAGAGTGTTGGCAGGAAATGAAAAAGCATGAGCCATTTGGATGGGTAAAAGATAAGCAAGATGGACATTATGCTTTAATTACTGCTGTGGAAGATGGTGCACGTGCAACAGGTTTAAATGGTGTTATTGGTTGGAATTTCACTACTTTAAAAAAATATTTTGATTTCGCTGATGGTACGCCCTTCGGCATAAAGGTGGAATAGTTATGGCATGGGTAGCGGTAGATTTTATTGGTGAATGGATATTTAACTGTAAGCCTGATATGTGGGCTGGGGATTGTGTCGAGCACAACTTTTGGTTGCCGCAAGATAGAAATGGAGCCTATGGTTTCCAACTTCCTAATGGTAGCATAAAGAAGCTTATCGGACGAGAGCTTAACTGGAATGATGAACCTGTAAAACTTAAGGAGGAATAATTTATGAGAACAATTAAATTTCGTGGCAAAGACGTCTTTACGGACGCTTGGCGATATGGTGACTTGGTTCACAACAAAAAAGTGACAACAACAGGCTTAGAGCCTCGTACTATGGTATGTGGATACGAGGTTAACCCTGAGACTGTAGGGCAGTTTACGAACCTTAAAGACTCTAAGGGGAATGAGGTCTACGAAGGTGATATTGTTGTGTGTAATAGCGGTAACGGCATAATTGTTAACATGAAATACGTTTGTGTTGTCGTTTTCAAGTATGGCTCGTTCTGTCTTCGTTCTGTGGATAATACTGTGACTACTTCTATCATGATTCATGTTGACTGTGGACGGCTATTGTGCTGGGAAGTCATCGGCAACGTATTCGACAATAAAGCGAAAGAAGGAAAAGAATATGAAATCAAGATTAGCAAAGAAGATAATTAAGGCGAGTGACTTCTATGAGCTTTATAGCCTGGAATGTAGAGGTGTAAGACACAAACGTTATCCTTATTGGTTTAGACGATGGGTCTTTCTTGCAGGTTGGATGTATGCCTCAAAGGGTAAAAAAGTGAAACACCGTCGTGTCTTATACTGGTTAAAAAGCTATGACATGCGGCTTGATGAGGCTATTCGTCGTTTGCCGAAGTATACACAGTCCCTCTTGAATGCTATTAAAGCAAAACGAATGGAAAGACAAGTTGCACGACGAAACAGGGAGTTGGAACAATTTATACAACAAGTGTTCGCCAAGCAAAGCGGTAAGGAAGGGGACAGTAATGGGAAGGCAGATTTTTCTATATCCAGTAAGATGGAATGTCTATAACGGCAACCTATTAGACCGGAAAGCGAGTCGTGAACTGACCATGTTCTACCAAAGGCGCATGGAAGAGGAAAAGAGCAAGGGGGAGTTTGTCCCTTATAGGACTTACTTCCGCTGCTCAAGGTTTAAAATTAAAGAATGGAGGCGACATGAAAATACGTATTGCAAAGAAAGAGCTTAAGAAAGTAATGTCTGAAGCCTATCGTATAAACAAAAGGCGTGTAAAACTTAAGAGGATGGATGATTTATTCTCTCGTAGATATGGTTATAGTAAAAGTGTCCCTATTTTTATAAGTTATATTAGGGAAAAACAAAGCAGAGAATAAGCCTGCTAAAAAGCGTAAAAGAAGTAAAGTACAACATTAAAAAACAAATAATATGAAGATTAACATTTTAGATTTTTTCATGGCAGCATTGCAGATTGCCTTTATCGTGTTGAAGATCTGCGGAGTGATTAACTGGTCGTGGTTGGTAGTGCTCATTCCTATTATCCTTTTTGTAGTTATCAATATCGCTGCACATTTGTTCTTGTGGTGGGCGAAGAGATACGCAAAGCGTAGAACAATCAAAACACCGTGGGATTAAGTTGTAGCATTAAACAAACACACTATGAAGAAAAGAATTATCTACGGCACCAAGGTTTCTGTTGACAACATGATATTGGAAGCAGAAAAAGAAATGAAGATTTACTACGAGGAGGTAGCGGAGGTCTTCCTAATGGGATATATATATCTTTGTTCACAAAGAAAGCTGTTCGGCATTATCCCATTGCCCAACAAACACGATTGTAAAGTATTTACTCACATATTTGTACGTAATAAATATACTGGTAGGGTACACGCAACAGTACCAAGTCTTTTGAGCTTTGAAAGCAAGAAGCGGCTCATGGAGGAGACACAGAACTTGGAGTCATGGCTGCGCAACAAGTGCAAGCAGTACAAGCAAAGCAAACAGGAGGAATAACAAAAAGGCGGATGGACAGGGAAAACCTATTCATCCGCCTTTCGATTAAGAATTTACATACCACCAAATCTTGTCTGTAGGGTGGTCGGTATCCTCGTCAAGGAGAAAGCTGCGTGCGAGTTCGCAAGACTTCTGTAGCAGCCGTGTGCGGTCGCGGAACCATGAGCGTAGCGTTTCGATGTGGTTTGAGTACATGAGGTTGACTGTGACGCAGAAATCCCAAAAGTTGTAATCGTCGGGCAAGGAAAGATACATCTTGTCGTAAGCTGCACGTATATCCTCATAGGGGAAGAACGGTGCATAACGCTTGTGCGTGTCGTCAACAAAGTAGTACATTCGTGCGATGGTTGCACGTGCATTGTCCTCGTTGAAATGATGGTCGGAGTCGAGCAGATAGAGCATTTTGTGTAGAGCAGACTCCATCTCCTGGTCTGTCATTCCGCAAGAGTTGTTGCGGATGCGTGAAGCTGCGCTATCGAAAGCGTCAGCAAGTAAGTTGCGTACATTCATAGTTATTTGGTTTTAGTGTTAGACGTTCTGTTGCGTCGGAAGATGCGGCATGTCACCTGTACGAAGGCACAGACATACAGAGCCAAGGTCATGAGGATAAGGATGAAGTCGGCATCGTACATTTCGTTAGTTATGAGCCATGAGCCGTAATAGAGCCGTATGGCATTCGTGCCAATGATGTAGGTGAACGGTATGCGCCATATCCAACATAGCTTAAAAAAGTGACTTGCAGGGAGCATGAAGACAACGGGGAAGATGTAGACCATGAAGTAGAGATAGGCTATACATTCCTCGTTCTCACGAATGTCTATGAGTATCTCGCGTGGATTGTCGTGAAAACTGTATACTCCATACCAATGACAGAGCATGAGGAAGACAGGGACGTATCTTAGAGACTTCTCGTAAAAGAAGAAGATTGAGCGGTTGAGAACTACGCTCACCTCTGTTGTTGTTTGTTTGGGAAACTCTTTCATAAGCCTTGTTGTTTTGTAAAAAAAACGTAAATATAGCGAAAATAATAACAAAATGAAAGAGTTTACAAAGAGTTTGTAAACAAATGTACGTTTTCTTGACATATATCTATTAAAAAGCAAAAAAAAGGATGGGGAGATTATTTCTCCTCATCCTTTATCACTTTGCCAACAATCCACTTGTTGCCGTATTTCTTAATCCATATGTCGAGCCATTCGAGAGCCGAAAGAAGGTCTTTGTTTTCGGTGGATGGTGCGCCTTGTAGGGTGGAGTATTCGCCATAGGACACTCGCCAGAGGTTTTCGGGGGTCTTCGTTATCGTGAGCGGTGAGCGGTAGGTCTCACGTGCATCGTATGTGCGCAATGTTGGAGGTAGCGACTTGAACAAACGATGATAGCGACGGTCGGGGTGTCCTTCTACTTTGGGGCATGGGTCAATAGGCAGCTGGTCGCCATCTCGCTCAAGTTTCTCCTCTACTGCCTTGCGCACGAAGGAAGCTCTGTGTCCTCTCAGGTTGTCAAGGCGGTCGTATACTGCATCGTTCATCCAAAAGGTCATGCGTTTTGGAAACTTGGGGTCGGGTGCCATTGTGGCTCTTGGTCGGCTCGGTCGCTTGGGGACGTATCGCTCAATCTCGGTAATGTTGCCCTTGCGGTCACGGCTGTAGGCATAGACAAGAGATTGGGTAATCTTGTTGTAGACCTCGGCTTTCTCGCTTTCGGGATAGTCAGCCATGAGCGACTTGACGATAGACTTGAGCTGCGTTTCGCCTTGATAGGCTACTTCGGTGCGGTCGAGTTCGAAGAGGTCGTCGTATATTACTATTATTGATTTCATATGATTAAGTGTGCTTGGTGTTGAAAGAAAAGGCGAGCCACAAGATTGTCATGACTCGCCATTGGTTATGCCCTAACAGGCAAGTATCAAAGCTAAGATAAATACTATTACTATGCACCATTCTTTAGCGTTCATAATGGATACCTCCTTTCTGTTTTGCAAAGTTAATAAAAATTTACGGTTAGGCGTTGGCTTCAAGGGAAATATCCCCTATGGCTTTGATGTCTGAAACACTGTCGTCCTCGGTGAAGAACTTTACCTTCATGTTGTCGTCGATGTGTGCCATTGCTACTATCTCGCCTTTCTCGTCAGACACAAGGCAAATGTCCCCACGAACTTCCGACTGCTTGCGGAGATATTTTACTGTAGCGTCCTTTACTGCGAGTAGGTTAAACTCTTTTGTTATGGTCTCTCCCGACATAGGGAAGAAGAATGTGAATTTCTTTTTCATAATTATATTCTTTTAAATTGCTTGTGATTTGTTTTGGTTTAGTCCGATGAAAAACTTGTGCTCGTTCATGTCCGCTACAAAGTAGTGGGAATTGTCGTCGAACGGAAACAATTGTACTGAGTTCTTGGCATAGACGTTATCCTTAGCGAGTGCCCTGTTGGTGATGTCGTTAATGAATAGCCATTTTGTCCTTTCGGTGTCGAACTCACGAGATATGTCTATATGGCTGTCGAACAGGGAAAATCTGACTTCGATAAGTCCGTAATCCTCGGTGTAACCGGCAAAAGTCTGCTCGTCGGGGATATTGTCCTTGCACTCAATGTAACCGTCGGGGAAAAGTCGGCTGAGAATACGTTTCTTCTCAGCCGTGGTAAGTGTGCGGAATCGTGACTTGTAGATTTCTTGTCTTGTCATATTGCTATTTGTTTAGATGTTAGACATTGTTTAATCATATTCATGTTGTTGTTTACGAGATTGACAATGCGGTCGTGATAGAGCGTGAACTTGTCGCAAGCACCGTAGCACTGAACTACCTTCATCTGCTTAAGGTCTACCTCTACTGTCTCAATACGCTTGTCGTTGATACGAGCGGAAAGAATGAGTGAGTTCTGCTTTGCGTAATACTCGTTAGCATAGACGCAATGATGCATCGCTGTGCCTTCCTCGAAGAATTCGGCTACGCTGCGGAGTACATGACATGAGATTGTGCCGTCGGTTATCTCAACACCGAAGAAGCGATTGCAACGGTTGGTGTAGTCTGCATTCTGCTTCTCCTTCTTCTGCATATCTCGTAGCTGCCTTGTACGCTCGGTTTTACGTCTTCTGCGCTCGTCCTCGGACATTGAAGCTTCAACCGCCCATTGGTGGGTGTGCTCGAAGTCCTCGGGACATACGAAGTGCGGATTGTTGAGGTCGCACTTGAGATTAGCGAGCATTCGGATGAGGTCGAAATAGCGTGAGGGGTTGATGATTTCGTAGTTGTGGCGCATAGCTATGCGTACAGCATTGATGTATGCCTTGTTGCAGCGTCCGTTGAATATCATGTGTTCTGCGAGCTTCGGACGTAGCTTGATTATCGTCTCGGCAAACTTGTCGCAAGAAAGGAAGCGATACCAACGATATAGTCTGTCTTCCTCCATATATCCTGCTGCGTATCGGTAAGCACCCTCAACAGACTTGTTGTAGAGATACGTGTAAGATACATTTACAAAATGTTCATACACGTATGTAGGGTTAGAGCGTACCTCCAACTTCGATGAATAGCTGAATGTATCAATGTATGGACCGAGTGTGCGCTGACGTGCGAGAAGTATCTGCTTCTCGCCTACCTTGTTCCAAAACTGAAAGACTTCCCACGTCGTGTAAGAAACTTCCTTTGCTCTGTTGCGGTGGCGGTCGATGCGGATATATCTGAGCACTTGCCAACCTTTGTAGGCTTGATTGATAACTACATAGCAGCGGTTGTACATTTCCTCATACTTACACGAGCCGTATGTATGACGGATGATGTGAGCGGTGTCACGCTTATTTATCTCGCCTAACTTGTGAGAGAGGTCAACAACCTCTCTCTCTATCTTCGTACGTGGTTTCATTTTACATTCCTCCAAATAAATCAAGTTGTAATGAGTTGTCTACTTTCTTAGCCTTTTTCTTTGGCTGTGGCTTGGGGATAAGTACTGGCTGCGGTTTTTCTTGCTTGGGTGCTGCTGCCACTACCTTAGCCTTTGGGGTGTCATTAGTTGGATTGACGTCCTTCTCCTGATAATAGTGGACTGCCATCTGTAGCACGTCTTCGTCGGATATGGCTGCGCAACCCTTTATCGCTTGTTTGCGTGCCTGTTGAGTGATATAACAGAGGCAATTGGTCATAGATTTCTTCTTGTCCTCGTAACGCTCACGGAAGTTTGGGTCTTGGTTTGCCATTTCACCCAACTTGGTTTCAAGATATTCCTGTAATGTCATAGTGCTTCTATTTTTCGTTAATTTTACAAGTTTCCCAACAATGGATTGAGAAGTTATCAAAATCATCAGCCGTAAGGATTAGCTCTCCTTTGCTGCGTATATCGTTAGCGATAGCCTTTGCCTCTTTTGCGCTATTAGCCTCGATAACAACCTCTTTGCTTAAGGTTTCAATAACCAATACTTTGTACTTTGCCATAATAGTATGATTTAAATTGTTATTAATATTGGTGGCTGCTCCGACCTTGCATCGAAGTGGAGTGGCTTGAACCACATTCAGCCTGTGGGGTTACTTCTCGTTGATGATATATTCGAAGTATGTATCGCAAGACTTCGCAAAGACTTTAAAGCGTACATTTAACCGAACATCTTCGTCTATCAGATTTTCGTTGTAGCTGTCTTCTATCTCACGTGCCCATTCTTCGATTTGCTTTGCCTCTCTATCGTGTAGAGAGTTTTCGAATGACATGTGAACGAAGTTGTTGTCATACTCAACCTTTGCAACTTGGTCGCAGATAAAACCGACATATCTGTTTCCTCGCTCCACATACTGACTATTATCAAATAGACCGTCAAATAGGGTGTCGCTACATAAGTCCTTCTCGTTGATAGGACAGGGGATAATGTTTTTCTTCATAAATCAATCCTCCTTTCGCTTAAAGTTACATTCGACATTTCGGCACGTACCTCCCATAAACATGTGGCAGTAGCCGAGAAACCAAAATTTACATTCTTTGTTTTCGGTGTTCTTCTTCATAATTGTAATGTTTTATTGTTAATAGTTCCGTTGTCGGTGTCGCTCCGAAATGGTTTCTATCCCCAACGGATGGTTGCTAACGTGCGTAACAGACTGCTCTGCCGTGTAGCTTGTGTAACATTGTGAGTAGCTCACGCTTGATGATTTTGTTCGGTATTGTGCGCAAGTGGTCTTCGAGTTCTTTCTTAGTCCAGAATTTACGAGTGGATGGTTGGTCGTCTAGATGCCATTTGCAGATGAACCACATCTTGCCACCGTACACATCTGCTAATCCAACATAAAAGGGTGTGCCGTTAATTGTTATTTCTTCTATCATTGTTCTTTGTTTTAAGATTGTGTGACCAATTGTAGAGCCGTTCGAAGTGGTCTGAACCTGTGTATGTGTCGATGTCTCCGTACTCGTCGATGTCGTTTATTAACTGTCGTACGTCTTCCTTTATCTGTTGGTTGTCGTACTCTGTATCTGTCGCTTTCTTTGTTGCTACTGCTGCAAGTGCTGTGCTTGCTATAAGTGCTGCTACTAATAACTTGTTCATTTGTTAAAGATTTTTGTCATGAGTTCTGTTATACATTCAATATCGTCATCGATAAACCTTCGTGTTATCGGTGCGAGGTTCTTACGCTGTAGCTGCTTGCGCTTGTTGTCGATATAGCAATTAAATACATTGCGCAACAGTATAGCGTCTATTGGTGTAAGATTAACTACTCTTGTCTTCTGTGCCATGAGATTTAAGTTAGGCGAAGCGTTGGGAGGCTGTGCCTCCCTTATCTTCCGATTTATTCCTGTGTAAACTCTTTCCAATGTCTGCCTACATATATACCCGCTACATAGGAGGCAACCATAACTACAATTATAAGTTCTATCATATCTGTATGTTTTAGGAGTTAATGTTTTGTTGAATATCTACTACAACCGCTCCATCCGTTTGGGTTGCCGTTAGCTTGACAAACTATCTTGTCAAAGCAAGAATTAATGTTGCTGAAATAGAAGTGCGCATATTTGCAATCTAAACAACAAATCTCTTGTGCTAATGTTATCATATTTGTATGTTTTAAAAGTTTGTGCCGTGTCGGGTCTCGAACCCGATGTGCGCCTGTCGCTCACGGATGGTTGTTAGCGTTCCTTTGCCAATATATCTACATAATATTTTCTGTTCACGTCAACTTCCACAACTTCGTAATAAGTTTTACACTTCACGTATTGTGATTCTGTCTTATTGATGAACTGCTTTGCCATTGTTTCGCAATAGCTACCACCAAATGAACCTCCTAACGTGTTTTCGTTTCCGTACTCAAGAATAAAGATGTGCGTTTCTTCATCCTTATAGCCTTTTCGTGTTGCCACAGCGAGTATACCGAAGTATGAGTTGTGGAAGATGTATTGCTTACCTGTAAATATTACATTTACCTCGCATCCGTTTCTCTTAATTTTGTAAATCTCCATAATCGTGTATGTTTTAATTGTTAATACTAATGTTGAAGTAATCTCTTGATTACGCTTGCAAAGTTAAGTAAATGCTTAATGCGACACAAGTTTTTCGTTAAGAAAATGCTTAATATTAACACGTATTAACTAAGTATATACTTAATGTTAACAAGAAAATGAGTATATTTGCACAAGTAAATACTTATTAACATATATGACAAGAATTAAAGAAATACTTAATGAGCGGAATATTTCGCTCAAGGAATTCGCTGCGATGCTTGGTATTAGTTACACGGCATTGTACTTACAGATTCACAAGCCATCATTTCCAACACTCGAGAAATGGTCAAGCGTGTTAGGCGTACCTATGTGGCAGTTATTTGCTTCTCCTGAAGAGGTTAATACACCTCAGGAGACAAGCAGCGACTTTGCAGCCTTCGTGCGCTTCAAGGGCATCCACTACACGGCTGATACGTTGGAGGAGTTTTTAAAACAAGTAGAAGAAATAAAAACTATTGCAAGATGAAGAGGATATTGTTTATTTTTACCTTTTTTATGGTCGCTTTATGTGGCTTTGCACAGAGAGAAGTTTGTGGTGTTGCGTTTGGTAGCTCTTATAATACTACCAAAAATGCGCTTCAAAACAAGTTTGGATATTGTGACAAATCGAATAAAAACGAAATAGTTTACTACGATAAAAGTTATGGTGGTGTATTCTTTAGTCGCATAATGTTTGAGTTTCAGTATGATTCTTACGGAAGAGGGTATTTAAATAGTTGTATTATGGGTTGTGATTGCTCGTCCGTTGCGGATGCAAGACTAAAAGCAAAAAGACTAGCTAGTATGCTATCTAAATATGATATGGAGGAAAGAACTAGTAAAGATGGAGCTACTTATTATATAGGAGGAACCGACCCTACAGATTCTTCCCAGTATGGCATAATGGTTTATGTTGCGCAATGGAGTGATGGATGTGGCGCAGCTATAGCATACGGACCTTACAATTACGTGCAAGAAGAATTTTAGACGTTAGCCTCAGTGGAGGGCAGGGCGTAAGCCCTTGGGAGGCGCAAGCCCCCTTATCTCCCCATTGTTCTCCCTTTCTCCAATACAGATATACACCTTTCTCCTATATATAAGTCACTCTATCCTCACTGGAGTGGCTTTTTTGTGTTTATGCGGTGAGGCGTGCGCATTATTGAGCGTATAAGGCGTGTTTTTGTGGTTTTTTCATGATTTTCCGACTTGCAAGCCGTTTTTACTGACCTTTGCAACTCTTTGTTTTGTCTTCTTTTGACTTTTTTATTACAAAAGTGGTTTTTCGTGCGTACATCTATATGCCTTTGAGTTGTTCTAAATTTCCTCTATCCTTTTAGGTGGTCACAAAAATTACGGGGGTTAGACCAAATGAATTGGTCTGTATGTCGGTTTTTTGTATTAAGTGCCCGATAAAGGGATTGATGAAGGAAAGTAAAAAATTGTGACATGACGAAATACGGAAAAAGATGTTGTTGTTTTCCGTATTTTTGACGCAACTAAGGGCCTTTTAGGCTTCTTTTTGTGGCTTTTGGCTTGTTGTAATGGCTTCATGGTTCTTGGATGCGCTCTTTGGCTTTCTGTCCTTGTCCCTTTTTCGACTTCCAAATGTTGTGTTACTTGAAGCATGACCCTTGCGGGGTCAGAAGTCAAAAGGGTAAATGGCTGATAGATAGAGAGTTAGGAGGTTACAAAGTGGCTTTGGTAGACGCATGGTAGGTAATACGAGGGAAAGATGATTGCTCTTGATGATGTGGAGGGGTGGCGATAGTGCCATGAGTGGTTATGTGGCATGGTGGGTGATATGGGAGGATAGGTTAGAGTGCTGACGTGTTGGAGAGGTTAGAGCATGATGGCGAGGATAAGGAAGCGATGAGGCATAGGTGGATGATGAACGACCCCAAGGGGTGGGTGGCTTAGGTACTGGCTGCGAATTATAGTAGATAAAAGCATAGGTATAAAAAGGTACTGTTCTCAAAGGAGGTCATCATCATTTTCCCCAGAAAAGGTACTCCACAGAAAGGAGGTCGTTCGTATATTTCCTGGGAAAGGTACTACCGGAAAAGGGGGTCAATGTTATATTTCCCAAGAAAAAGGTACTGGAGAGAAAGGATGTTAGTTATGGTTATTAAAAAATACAGTAGATATGACAGACATTAGCAGATTGTTTAGGTTGCCGTTAGGCGTAAGTGAGTTGTCGGGCGCGAATAATCCGATGATAGGTTTGCTTGGTGCAGCCAGTTTAGGTTTGAGTGTAGGTAGTTCGTTGTTTGGAGGTCTTAAGTCGCGTAAGGCAGCCAAGAGAGCATTGGCCGAGCAGAAATATCGCACAAATGCGGAGAAGGCTTGGTATGACAAGGAGTATAATACGGACTACCTGGACACAAAGGCTGGTCAGAACTTGATGCGTAGGGCTCAGGAGGTTCAGGACAATTACATTCGTAAGGCGGATGGAGCTGCAGCCGTTGGCGGTGGAACAGCCGCGAGTACAGCTATGGCAAAGGAGGCAGCAAATAGGACGATGGGTAATACTATTGCGAATATTGGTGCCAATGACACGGCGAGAAAGGCGAGTGTTTCGGATCAGCACATGAGGAACGAGCAGAATCTTTCTAAGCAGAGAGAGGATATTTACAATCAGCAGGCAGAGACTACGGCTGAAGCAGCTCAGAATATGAGTAATGCGATGATGAGTGCAGCATCGGCGTTGGATGGCCCGGGGAAAGGTAAAACAGATGTAGGTGCATCTGGTGTTGCTGGAGAAAAGACAGCGAGTGACTACTTTGGCGATAAGTTGTTGAAGAATGTGACGGGAGTTTAGGGAGCGTTGTAACGCATGTAGGAAAAAAATAAAAAAGATTATACTATGGGAAAGAAAAAGATTGATATAAACGCGAAGAAAGGTGTAGACGTTAATCGTGTGATGGAGGCAGCGGGTTTGTTGAAGGATTCTGTTGTTGACGAGCAAGCAAAGAAGATAAAGATATTGGAGAAGTCGTTGAAGATGAATGAGGAGCTTGCAGAGCGTTATCACTTGGAGTTGGAGAAACTTCAAGAGGATTATAAGAGCCTTGCTGCGCATTTTGACGGCTTGTGTGCCGAGCGTGACAATCTTGCCGCTTGCTTGAAGTCGGCCGAGAATGCTTTGGCGTATAAGGACAAGGTGATAGAGAGGATAAAGAAGAAGAACGCTAAGCGCATGTCAGAGAAGTGCGATGTGATTGCCGTACTGAACAAGGAGATAGAATTTCAGTACAAGCGTAGGGAAAAGGCAGAGAAGTTTGTCAATACCCTTGGTCAGGCGTTTGACTTGTTGAAGAAAAACGTGGAGGATTATGAACACAGTATTGGACGATAAGGAGAAGAGGGAGGGTGTTGTAACACAGCCTGGTGTTGTGGCTCCTGGTGTTTTGGCACAGCCTCAGCAACCAGCTAATGTGTTTAGTGGTAAACGACCTACTACGTTTGAGAATATGCCTGTAAATGTAGGATGGACACCTAACGGGGAACCTGTGACTGAGGGCAGCAAGGCTCAACAATCGTGGCAGACGTCAAATCCGAGGGAGTTAGAGGGAAGGATGCCATCCTCTTACGCTCTTAACTCTAAGCCTTTGGGTGGTGTTGATTTGGGTGCTGTTGGTGGTGATAAGGGTGTTACTGCTGTGTTTGAGAAGGACGATAGCCAAAGGGATGGTGGTTTCTTTAAGTGGCTTGGCGGATTGTCGAAGAAGCGACCAGGAAGGCGTGAAGGCGAGAGTGATGATGATTATGACGAGCGTATGACGAGAAACAATATGCGCATAGCCACTTTAGCTGACGCAATACGACACATGGGGAACATCTATAATACTTCCAAGGGAGCTGCGCTACAGAAGTTTAATAATCCGACTGCTGAGATGCAAGCAGACCTTGACAAGAGAAAGGCAGAGCGTGCGAGAAATGCTGCTGCTGAGGCTGACGCTGCGTATAAGAATGCCAACTTGCAGATAAAGATGGATGCAGCAGATGCAGACAGAGCTTATAAAGGGCAGATGGTTGAGCTTAAGAAAAGTGCTGACAAGAGAGCAGACCAGAACGCTAAGGACTTGAAGGCATATCGCGATGGTTTGCTTGGGGTACAAGAAGGCAACTTGAAGTTGGCAGGTGAGAGGTTAGGCGAAACCAAACGCCACAACAAGGCTCAAGAAGGCCTCAGCGCAAGCAGACTGGCTTTATCAATGGCAAAAGCGGCCCGTACGGCTGGAGGCTCGGGAAGAAGTGGCGGCGTAGGTGGCGGTTATGGATATGCCACTCCATACGGAAGATTGGCAAGCAAGCAACAGCTTACACCTCAGCAGGAAGCCCAGGCTTGGGCAGAAATGAGGAACTTGGGAATGATAACCCCTAAGAAGCAACGAGAGCTTGACCTTGCCATGAATGGCTATACGGCAAACGACGGTACGGTAGTAAAGCCCAACGCTACGCAAGCACGCAAGATAATACAAGGCGCCATTAGCTATGGTCTGCTTGACAGCTCGGGAAAGGGTGAAGCTCTAAGAAAGACGTTTAGGGACGGATTTGGCTATACAGACGTGAGAATGAGCAATACAGCCCAGCGTGGCGTGAACACTACGTCTAAGACGGTTCGACGTGTGGTTAAGGCGGTGTTGAAGAGTAAGGCCAATAAGATTAGGGCACAACGCAAGGGCGCGAACCCTATCAAGTGGCAAGGTTCTGACAGTAAGCCGAAGACACAAGCTAAGGGCGGTACAGCCAAAGGTAAAAGTACGGACTGGAGCCAGTATGTGAAGTAGAATATAAAAACACGATAAAGAATATGGCAGACAATAGATATTATTATTTCAAGGATGCGAAAGGTAACAGGCATACGGTAGACAAGACAGCGTATGACAAGGACCCGATGGGATTTGCAAAAGCATTTCCTGGTGCTCGAATGGAGGTGATAGACCGAAAGACAGGGCGAAGAGGCGATGTGAACGTGAAGGATGCGAGTCGTGTTGGTGACTTTGGTGCTCATCTGTTTACGGGAAGAACGATAACAAGAGGAAAGGGGAAACCCAATAGCTCGGCACTTGGACGCGCGCAACAGAGTGTGGCGCAAGAGAAGTGGGGCGGTGGTGTTGTAACACATGAGAACACTACGGCATCTGAGAATGTTTCAGCACCGAAGAGGAATGCTGTGACATTGGATGATTGGAACGGTGGCACTACGGGTAAGGAAAGCGAGCTAGTGAAGGGCTTGCGCGCTGCTGATACGATTAGAAAGCGCGACGAGGAGCAGATGCCTATAGACTATACAAAGCCGGGTGCTGTAAAACAGATGGTAGGCGGTGTGAGAAGAGCACAGAAGTCACTGGAGCGTAGAATGGAACAGGCTGGACAAGAGGCTGGTAGAAATGCTGAGGGTGAGATAAGACGAAGGAATGCTCCAGCCTTTGACCTTGGGAACGAGAACGTGAACAATAACCTTGTGAAGACAAGGGGGCAGTTGGAGGATGAGTTGGAAGAAAGCAGCAGACAGCTTGTTGACAAACAGCTTGGCGGATATATAAACAATAGTATCCAAAAGATGTTTAAGGATGCGACAGTTAAAGGTGTTGCAGCAGAAGATGCTTTGAGCAAGGCTTCTCCATTTGCATATATGGCAGCAGGAAAGGCTTACAATGAAGCCCTTGATCCTGACAAGCTAATGAATCAGCTCAGCAAGAATGCCGAGAAAGACATGGCTGGGTTGTTCTCCGACCCGAAGATGCAGAAGGAAATAGTAGAAAAGGCAGCTTCGTTAGGTATCGACCCAGAGGATTATGTAAAGAATTATATAGCTCCTGGCTTGCAAGCAAAGATAGCTGAGGAGTTTGAGAAGAGCGAATTGAGCCGTAATATGCCTAAGAGTACGGCAGAATATATCATCCGTGGTGTCAACGACTCGATGATAGGCACTATCTTGTCGATGGGCATGATGTCGAAGAAGCAGAGACAGTATGCTCAGCAAGGCATGGCTATGACCGACAACGGGGAAAATCCTTATGTTAAGCCGGGTATGGGTGCGAGAGTGGCACGCGGAACATTGAGCTTTGCTGCAGACGCTCCTGTGTTTGGTGCATTAGGAAAGGCTGGTGCAGCCGTGGCAGGCAAGGTTATGGGTAACGGAGTAGCTCAGGCTGCAAGAATAGCGAACACGTCATTGCGCGGTCGTATCGTCAGAATGGCTACAGCGGGTGCTGTGAGTCAAGGCGTGACGGGTGTGCTGTACGGTTCGACGAATGCAGCCGTGCAGAACTACTCTACTGGCGACGACACTTCGATAGGCAATACCGTGAAGCTTATGACTATGGGCGGTCTTTCTGAGGGCGCAAGCTGGGCTACTATGGGTGGCATTGGTGGTGCTGTAGGTGCAGGAATCTATAATGTGAGTGGCGTGAAGCGTATTCCTGCCAAGGTGTTCCAGTTGGCTATGGAAGGCGTGGGTATGCACATGGGTGGTAATGTTGCCAAGATGATAGAGGGTCATGATACCGACTGGCTGAGTGTAGAGGGAAACCTTGAGGCTTGTGCCAATGTCGTAGCCTTGAAGCTGACACATGCAAGACTGCCTAAGCGTTATGCGAAGGACGGCAAGAAGGAAAGCTATCTTGACATGGTGAAGAGAAACCTTGCCAACCTTATGGTGTCTGACGGTCAGCGAGCATCCTTTGGTGGATATACATTCACCAATGAGGAGAAAGAACAGTTGTTCGGAAGTAACAAAGCACCGTTACGAAAAATGTACGAAAGGCTTATAGAAGACATGCCGTTAAGACCGGAAGGATTTACTCATTGGGCATTGCGAACCAAGAAGACAACAGCCAGAGGAAAGGGTGAGGAGTCGTATAAGGATACGGACGCTGAATTTGTGAAGACTGCCTATGATGAGATAATGGCAGACAATACAATACCTTGGGACACAAAGGCTAAGTTCTCTGCTTTGGTTATGGGAACGGTTCCTTCGTCACGTCCTATGATGGAGTATATTGGTTATGGAGGAGGCACTGTAAGCGAGTATAGTAAATATGGAGAGCTATTGTCAGAACATATCGTCAAAACTGAAGACGAACGAGACTCTGTAGTTTACTCACTCAGACTGAGACGCGAAAACCAACGTTTGAGTAATGCCTATGGTGCAGCTCAGATAAAGGACGAGAAGGTGGCGCAAGAAACCTTGGAGACTGTAGCCGAAACGTTTGGCTTTACTGCTGAACAGTTGAAGGCAGCTATGGATAAAGACCCGTTGAAGCGTAGCGAGGAAGAACAGAATGCTTGTGTGGCTCTGAGAAAGACTTATGAGGGAGAACAGTTCCCGGAAGGAACGTTGCATCCCGAGCAGTCGCAGACAGAGGGCAAGGACGTGGTTGAGGAGAATAACCTTGGCACGGAGAATCCTAACAACGAGGCTGTGGCTGAGGTGCTGAACAACATGAATAATGCAGAAAAGGCGTTTAATGCAGCCTTGGAAAGTAACGATGTGTTGAAGCAGGAGTATGAGAGACTGGCAAAGGAAGGTCTTTCGGAACCTCAGATATACATGGAGCTGATAAACTCGGGACTGACGCAGGAACAGCTTGTACCTTTTGCCGACTATATCAACACCAAGGCTAAGGCTGTGGGCATGTATCGCGGAACTGAACAGAAGATTGCTGAGACCGTGCAGAAGCATGTGGAGCAATGGAGCTACAAGGGCGAGCTGAACGGTGAGAAGCAAGAGGGCGGCCAGATGTTGTTTGTGAAGGACAACAATGGCAGAGTGCTTATTGTTGGAGCGGGCGATGTTGCCTTTGATAATGAGGGTAGAGCGAGAGAAAGCGTTGGCGACATGCTTAGCGTGCTTGACCCGAATACAAAGGAGATGGACTTCGTGAGCAAGAAGGACGTGCAGCTTGACCATGTGGAAAAGACGGAGGACTATGCCAAGAACTATCAGGAGATGTTGGAGGTTAAGAACTCGGTGGCTTACGCTGAAAGTGAAAAGGGAAAAGAGAAAAGTGAAGAATCCGATACTAAGACTGAGAGTGTTGTAACACCGAAGGAGGGCGCGTCGGCGCCTGGAGTTGAAGATGTAAAGCCTATAGGGGAAGGAGAAAAAAAGAATCCATCCGATAATGGCAATGGAAGTAACGAGACTTTAACATTTGCCGATGGGTCACCTGTGCCGATGATGAAGGACACGAAAGGCCGTGAGACTGCTGACTACTCGCAGATGACACCCGAACATGGAGCGGAGTGGATGTCTTCGCAGTTTGGCGAGAACGCAGAAGCTGCTGTAGACGGACAGATAAAGAGAGCCGAGAAGATGCTGAAAGAAGCCGAAAAAATAAAGGTGGACTACACGGGCGACTTGAACGACGCCAAGGAAGCTGAGGCTCAGAAGACGAAGGCGGTTGATGCCGCCAAAGCAGAACTGGAGCTATATACCAATATCAAGAAGGTAATGACCGCGAATAAGGTTAAGGCTGGAATGGAGAAGGTAGGTAGTGTAGGTGAAGAAGGTAGTGTAGGTTCGGTAGGTGAAGTGAGTGTTGCTGTGCGAGAGAAGTTCGAGAAATCAAAGAAGATTCCCGGACGACGTGGTTCTATCACTCTTCCTGACGGAACTAAGATAACTGGTCAATACTTTTATGGCGAGGTTTCAGGACTTACACCTTCGCACGATCCGTTTAATGACTTTAAGCAGAACGAAGGATTTCCTGTTAATGAAGACGGGTCTTCCTCAAACTCACGTTCTTACAAAGACAAGGAGTCGCGTCTGTTTACAGAGAAAATTGGCAGAGACTTTGGCGGACAAGCACTAAAGAATGTGCCTGTTGTGCAGGATGGTATTCTGTTAAGCGGAAATGGCACGACTATGGGTAAACAACTTGCGGAACGCTATGGTACTGACGGCAAGTATTATGAGAGCCTAAGTGAAAACGCAGAAGGCTTCGGCTGGACTCCAAAGCAAATAGAAGAGGCAGGCTTTAAGGGTACAGTATATTTTGTACCCGACAAAAAGATGCCGCTTACAAGTAAGACATTTGACCTTTTCAACAGGCAAGAGACCAAGAGTATTGGCAATACAGAGCAGTCGGTAAAGAATGCCAAGGTGTTAAGTACTGACGAGGTAGGTGCCATTATAGCCGAGATAGAGGGCAGTGGTAGTCTTGACGCATTCTTTAACAATCCTACTGCAATAAACTCGTTGCTAAAGCGTTTAATTGATAAGGGCGTGATTGGTCTGAACGAGGTAGCCGGATTGCGTGAGGGTGAGGACAAGCTTTCGGCAGCAGGCAAGGACTTCGTGAAGAACCTGCTATTGGGCAGTGTGTTCTCGGAGAACACCATCCGCATGATGGGCGCTGACGCTATGCTGAAAACCAAGGCTCTGAACGGCATCCGTGCTGTGACGGACAATATGAAACTTGGCGACTATGCTCTGATGAAGGAGATAGACCAGGCAGTGCAGTTGCTGTACGAAGCTCGTCAAGGCGGAAGCGGTGTGGACGCATACTTGCGCACTCCTGCTATGTTTGGCGAGAACGCAGCTGACAGATTTGACCCTATCTCGCAGGCTATTGCTCTTGCTCTGGAGGGTAAGGCTGAGGACTTCCGTGAGCTGATGATGGCGTATAACAGAAATGCTGCTCCTTATGCAGATGCCAACCAGATGGAAATGTTCGGCGAGAGACCTACGAATGAAGAGTTTATAAAGGAATTTTTGAAACTTAGAAACTGGAAAGACTATGAAACAAGACATTCAAGCAAAGAAGGAAATGGCGATGCTGGCAGCTCTGAGGGAACTGAACCGCAAGCACCAGGAGGAAACGTCATCACAAGCGAAGCAGACTACAACAAAGCCGTAGAGCAGCTTAAGGAAGTCAAGGGTGAAGAACGTGAGCGTATACTCGACCAAATGGGAGAGTATGTGAAAGAGTTTGCCAAGAGTAATGGGTATGACGAGCCTGTTGTGTTGAGGACGAAGCAGGACTTGGCGGATGCGGCGAAAACAGAAAATGATAAGACCATTATCGAAAATATGCCAGAGGGTGCTCATTATCCAGGATATTACGAAGATGGTAAGATTCATATATACCTTGAAGGCAGTACTGGCTCTGAAGAATTGCGTGAGACATTTGAGCATGAGTCGGTTCATGCGGACAATGAAGTAGACCCTTCAAGGGTCGAGGCTCTTGTATATTCGATAACAGATATGAATACTCTTACACGAGAGGAACTTGAACGAGTTGTTGAAGTTCTGTCAAATATGAAAGAGTATACAGAACGTGCTTCGGAAATGGATGATGTAGATGCACTCTATATGCTTGCTGATGAAGCTTTGGCTCACCTTGTAACCTATGCTCAAGAACACGGAAAGGATGCAATGTCTGAAATAACAGACAATCCCACTCTATTAAACATAGCAGAAAAATCATTAAAAGAAAGAGAAAATGACAGAAGAAGAAAAGAAGGACTTGCAAAGAGTGGAGATAAGACACTCGAGCGGAAGAATCTCGATGATGTATCTACCGAAGAAAACGGTGGAGCATTGGAGGGAGATAAGGAAGGAAAACCCGAAAATGACAATGGAGGAAGCCCTGATAGAGACATTCAAGCAGGAGAAGAACAGCGAGAAGTAGACAAGGCTGTCAAGAACATTGCCACGGAGATAACCAAGAAGACTGGCATTGAGGTGGTGACGGACGAGAAGGAAGCTGAGGAGGTAATCCGTGAGAGCGAGGAGACCGATTCGGACTTGAAGTATCACAAGGAGACTGACGAGGCTACACTTGAAGAACTGGAGAATGGCGAGACTGTGAAGGTGTACCGTGCTATGCAGGTGATAGACGGTAAGCTCTATCCTCCTATGGCAGCAGCCGTGAACGGCAAGCGTGTGGAGGCTAACGAGCTTGGCGTGTGGATACGTGCAGACGAGAACCCAGACTTGGCTATTCCAGATATTGACCCGAAGACCAAAGAGCAGAAGGTAGACAAGAAGACGGGCGAACTGAAATGGAAGTTCAAGCTCGACAAGGGCGGCAAGGATGCGACTGGCAAGAAGGCTACGGACATTCCTGCTGCATACAATCCGTATTGGCATACTTCACGCTCGCCGTTGAACGACCAGTTCAAGTCGGCTTGGATTCGTCCGAACATCGTTGTCGTGGAATGCGAGGTTCCGGTGAGCGAACTGAGCAGCGGGTACAAGGCAGAAAGAGCCAAGGACGCTGTAGGTGAGGTAGACTGGAAGAGTGGCGTTGTGAGTGGCGAGGTGTACAAGCAGACTGGACGTGCAAGAAAGGTAATTCTCTCTCGTTGGTGCAAACCCGTGAGAGTGTTGTCGGACGCTGAGGTTGCACAGAGAGCCAAGGAGTTTGTGGGCGACGCTAAGGTTGAGATACCCGAGAACGTGCTGACACCAAGACAGCGCATAGAGTTTGAGAAGGTAGGTTTCAAGATTGGCGCACCTGAAAAGGGCGTGAAGAAGTCGGACCAGATAAACGAGGCGTTGAAGAGAGGCTTGCAGATAGACAACAGCGTGAAGGAGTTCCGCACCAAGGACGGTGAGGTGTATGGCTTTACTGACGGCGAGAAGATTTATCTCGACACGAGAAAGATGAAGCCAGAGACACCGCTGCATGAGTATGCGCATTTGTGGTGTGACATGTTGCGCCGTGTTAACCCGAAGGAATGGGAAAGCGTGAAGAAGCTCTTTGACAAGGTGGAAGGTCTGAAGGAAGAGGTGCAGAAGTTGTACCCCGAACTGGAAGGCGACGCCTTGTATGAGGAAATGATAACAACCTACTCGGGACGCGAGGGAACGAAGAAGCTTGAGGACGTGGTGAGAAAGCTTGCTGCGGAGGAAGGCAAGAGCGTGACTGAGAGCGTGAAGGCACAGGGATTCCTGGAAAAAGTAAAGGAGGCTCTGACAAAGTATTGGAAGGGCGTGGCTGATATGCTTGGCATTCACTTTACTACGGCTGAGGAAGTGGCAGACAAAGTGCTGGCAGACTGGGCTAAGGGAGTGGACCCGAGGGGAAGTGAAAAGGGAAAAGTGAAGAGTGAAGAATCCGATAGTAAGGTTGAGGGTGAGGAACCTTCGAAGACAAATCCGTTGGCTTGGTTGGCGCATACTGCAGAAATGTTCAAGGACGAGCAGATACAGAAGGCGCGTGAGGAACTGACTGCTGCCAAGGAGAGCGGCGACGCTTCTGATATTAAGCGTGCTACAGAGAAGATGAAACAGGCGATGGAAACCAAGCTGAGAGGAAACGGTATTGGCTTGGTGGAGCGACGTAGGATTATTGGTAGAGAACTTGGAAAGCTTCTTGGCGAGGAAGCAGGTAAGACAGAAGCCGAGAAGATAGACAAGCCATGGAAGGATATGGACGGTGAGGAGCGAATGGCTACCGCCGAGAAGAATCCTTTGACTGAGGAGGAGATAAGAAACAACACCTCTGAGGAGAATAAGAGTCTAATAGATGATGCGGTGGACTATGTAAATGGCAACCACGGCATTGTACAACAAATAGCTTATTTAAAAATTTACGACGATGTTAGGAATCGACATGAGGATGCTCCCGACAATAGCGGAGCAGAAGACAGAACACAGTTGGCTGCTACCGATAATGGAGGCAGCAAAGAACTGGGAGTGGAAACAGGACGAGAAGGCGGAGGATCTTCTGAGCAACTGGGTGACGGAACAAGTGGAGAAGGAAGGCCTGAGCAGCTACAGCATGGCAGCCAGAATAGTACAGGACAGCCTGATGTTCCTACTGGAGAAGGAAGCCATAGCCAAGGCGAAGGAGAAGCACCCGGACTGGGAGGAGTACCTACCGGAAATACTCAGCGCGAGCGAGGCAGCAATGATGGCAGCAATGGAGCAACCGTACGACACGAGCGTGGACGAGGAAGTAGCGACAAGACTGCTACAACGAATGGAGGACGGAAGCCTACAGCCAAGCAAGGAACTCATTTCCCAGATAACGGCACTTTAGAGCAGAAGAAGCAGAACACAGCTGCAAAGAAAGCAGCTCTGAAAGATGCGCTAAAGAATTGGGCCAAGCTTGGACGTGGTGAGCTTGGCATGAACCTCGCTGGTCTCAACTCACGACAGATAGAGTATCTGCCCGAGGTGATGAAGGCAGTGAAGGACTACGGTGTAGCCTTGATAGATGAAGGTATATACCGTGTGAAGGACTGGATAAAGAGCATTCGTGAAGCTATCGGTGAGGATATGAAGGGAATGAAATTCTCTGACAAGGACATCGATGGCTTCATAGAAGAAATGTGGAACTCGAAGTACACCATGAACGGCGAGACCCACACCATAGGCGAATGGGCAGACATTTACGGACAAGAGAAGTTGCGCAAGGAACTTGCAGGTCCATTGACAGACAAGGCAAAGCGTCAAATTGAGGTTGAGGACGTACCTGTAAAGATAGGTGACAAGGCGAACATCGAGGAGACATTGCCGTTCCTTCTGCCACAACAGCAAGAGGACGTGCTGAAAGCGGAGACACAGTTCTTCGGCAATGAGCATGCGGACAGAGAGCACGCCTACGGCAAGGGCTATATGTTCACCAATGGCACGGGTACAGGCAAGACGTATACAGGACTTGGCATTGCCAAGCGACTTGTGAAGCAAGGCAAGGGACGAATACTCATTGTGACACCAAGCCAGAAGAAGGTGAGCGACTGGATAAAGGACGGACACAACCTTAACATGGAGATACGTGACCTTGACAGTTGGGCAAAAGACCGTGGCACTACTGCTACTACTGAGAGCGGTGAGGGTGTGGTGATAACCACATTCGCCAACTTTGGTGTGAACAAGAAACTGTTGGAAACCAAGTGGGACGCTGTGATATACGACGAGAGCCACCGCATCATGGAGAACAAGAAGGGTACGGAGACTGCAAGAAGTATGCAGCACTACATGGTGACGAACCGTGACGAGAACCATTGTTTCTTGAGATTGCAGGAGATAAACAAGGACTATCAGAAGCAGAAGAGTCTTGGCGAGCAGTTTGACATCGAGCGTGCCAAGGAGACAGAGCGCATACGCAAAGAATACAAGGCGAGCCATCCGAGCGCAACCGAGCGTGACGTGGCATACGCCACAAGCAGAATGGTGCCAAGAGATGTGTACAACTTCACTCCGAGCGACTATGTGACCTTCCCTAAGCTTGGCAAGATACACGCTGAGTATGTGAAGGCATTGAGCCACTACACTAACGAAGTGAAGCCTAAGCTTGAGGCTCAAGCAAAGACAGAGTGGAAGGACACGAAGACCATTTTCCTTTCGGCAACCCCGTTCAATACACGCGAGAACCTTGACTATGTGGAGGGTTACATCTTCAAGTATCCCGAAGGAGAGAATAGCGGAAGAATGAGCGGACGCACACAGTTCTATCTTGACCATTTCGGTGCTGGATACAAGTTCCGCTTCAACAGGTTAGAGCAGAGCACGAGCAACCCCGAGGCTGTGGCAAAGCAGGAGATAGCTTTCTCGGACTATCTGCAGCACACGTTGGGAACAATGAGCGGACGCATTATAGACAGTCCGTATGACTATTCGAGAGACTTCCCGACGGTATCGCCCGACCATGCGGAGCGATTCAATCAGGCAGTACAGGAAGCATTAACAAGCAACTCAGTATTGGCTGAGGCTTACCGAAAGACAATTGGCGACTACAACTATGGTAGTGCGCTGTTTGAGACTATGAAGGTGGCTAACATTATCGAGCGCATAAAGGCCCATTTGGACGCAGGACGCAAGATAGTGATATTCCACCGAAGAGTGGACACTAAGGAGCCTATAAAGCCACCGTTCGCCTTTATGTTGGAGAAGGCTAACCGTCTAATCACCATAATGAACGAGGGTGAAGATAAGAAAAATGAGGCTATACAAGCTGTGAGGGACTTCAGAAAGAAGTATGCCGACTTGTTGAAGTGGGAGCAGACCCTTGACTACAGTATGCCTCGTGAGCAGATAGCCAAGGTGTTCGGCAAGGACAATGTGCTGTTCTTCAGCGGAAAGGAAAGCACGAAGGTGAAGGACAAGGCAGTGGACACTTTCAACGACGACAATAGCGGTAAGAATATTATCGTGATACAGGAGGCGAGCGGCAAGGAAGGCATATCTTTGCATGATAAGACGGGCGAGCATCAGCGAGTGTGCATTACACTGGCGTTGCCTCAGAGTCCTATCACAGCCTTGCAGATAGAGGGACGAACCTACCGTATCGGTAACAAGAGCAACGCCATATTTGAGTACCCGATATTGGGACTGAACTCAGAAATGATGCTGTTCGGACAAAAGTTCAATAACCAGGTATCAACAACTGAGAACCTTGCGCTTGGAAGTCAGGCAAGAAGTTTGAGAGACAGCTTTGCCAACGGTATATTGGAGCATAGCGGAGTAGTGCCTATCGATCAGCAAGGAGTAGGAGGCAAGGAATTTGACGCGCCTAAAGACCAAAGCACGGACGGATTTGACAATGCAGTGCTTGACTACTACTCGAACCAGAAGTTGAACTCCCGCAACAGAGAGGGTGTAGACTACTTCCCAACACCTGAACCATTAGGCTATAAGATGATGGAATGGGCGAACATGGGCGAGGGTGACACCGTAATGGAGCCGAGTGCCGGACATGGAGCGATAGCACGATATGCTCCAAAGGGCAATCAGATGGTGGCAATAGAGCCAAGTCAGAGTCTGTTTGCCAAGTTGCAGTTGAAGGCAGGTGGACTGGGTAGAAAGTTCGTGAACACCATATTCGAGAACTACGACATCAGCAACAAGCATGATGTTGTAGTAATGAACCCACCGTTTGGTACGGCAGGAGCGACAGCCATTGCCCACTTGGGTAAGGCATTCAAACACTTGGAGGAAGGCGGTCGTGTGGTAGCTATTATTCCAAGAGGTTCGACAGACAAGAAGTTTGACAAATGGATTGAGGGTGAGAAGACCGCCGTAATGCGTGCCGAGGTAGAGTTGCCCGACATCGTGTTTAAACAGGCAGGTACGAAGGTAGTATGCCGTGTGGTAGTAGTGGACAAGATAAGCAACGAGGCTATGCGAGCCAAGGCTGGCCGTGTGGAGAAAGTGAGCTTGGGCGGACACTACGACAAGATAGAGGATTTCTTTGAGGATTTGCGCGATATAGAAATACCTGACCGCATTATCGACACCAATACGATAATGCAGAAGAAGAGCAAGCAGACAGCCAAGGACTTGAAGGAACTGAAAGACGTGACGGTGAACTTGAACGAGCATGGTATTAATGTGCATGTGAGAGGAGACCGCAACGATTACTCTATTATGTTTGACTTGGGTGAATATAACGCTGAGCAGAGAAAGAGTATTCTTTCGGGTACATACGAGAGATTTGAGGAGTATGAGCGTTATACGAGAGACGAGACAAGCCAGGCTGTGATTGCGGAGCTAAAGAAACTGACTTGCAAGTTGGCTGGCATGACCGAGGAGGAAATGCAACGATACTTGAAGAAACAGAACGATGGCAAGGGCGTGATGTACAGAATGGAGCATGCTGCAGAGGTGTATGGGAAGGCAAATGCCCATTACCGCATGGAGCTTGGCAACACCTTCTCAGACAGCAAGGAACACTTTGACGCTGTGAGAGACAGAGCTGTGGAGGAGAAAGGAATCGTTATGCCTAATCTGAATAAGGAGAAGGTGAAGGTGGTAGAGGTTGAGAAGCATTTGTTTGGAGAAAACAAAGCAGATGCTATTAAGAATGCACGTACATGGGCTAAGGATAATCTCGCTACAAAGAATGGTGATATGCCGACTATGCGCGATGGTACACCTTATATTATAAGCAAGGCTGCTATAGATAAATATCTTTCCAATAGCGCAATATCAAAAAGTGACGATCCATTTGTTCACCTTTCCGTGCTTATAAAGCTTACAGATGTTATCCATGAAAGTATCGAGGCTGAGATTCACGCTGATTACAAGAAGGGCGAAGATGGAATGCGTAGTGTGGAGAATGGATATGGAGAAGGAGTTTTGGTGCATAGACTTTATGGTGCAGTAGAGATAGACGGTAAGATGTACCGTGTGAAGACTACTATGCAAGAGTTTAGAGGAGGGGAAGAAAATAAACCTCATAGCTATGAGGTAACAAAAATAGAGCTGCTTGACTCCCCTGGAAAGCGAGAAAATCCCGACAGACCACCTTTGGTTTCATCAAACAACTCTATTGATAATAAGATAGAGCTGCCTGACGCTCCTGGCACAGCGGTGTTACCCGACAGTTCCCCTTTGGACACGACACCAAGCAACTCTAAAAATATAACGTCGGAAGGTTCCGAGAAAGCGAACGAATCCGACAGTCTCCCTTTGAACAGTACAACCAACGGTTATATTTCAACCGCAAAGTTACTGCAAGGAGTTGAGAAATCCTACGATTCGGGCAAAAAATTGCTTGATGAGAGTAAAGATTTAACAGATGGGGAGACTTTCTTTAGAAAAGAAGGCAATGGTGTTGTAACACCTGAGAAGACTTCGAATGCTATGAGCGAGCGTATCATCAAGACCGTGGAGAAGGTTGCGAAGAGAACTGGGGGCAAGGTGAAGATGGTAAACTCGGTTGAGGAGATTGAGAACCCGAAGGTGCGCAAGGACATAGAGAACGGCAAGCAGGTGACTGGCTGGTATGACGAGAATACAGGCGAGGTGCATCTGTATATGCCTAATATCCATGACACGTATACTGCGGAGAAAACCGTATGGCACGAGACTGTAGGACACAAGGGCATGAGAGGTTTGCTTGGAGATAAGTTTGACTCCTATATGAGAAGTCTTTGGATGGACTTGGATAATCCTATCAATGCCGAGCTTAGAGCTTATGAGAAGGAAAAGATGAACATGAATCACCTTGGATTCTATGACGCTATTGAGGAGTTTATCGCCAAGAGCGCAGAGGACGGAAAGGGTGAGCCTGGATTCTGGAACTACATTAAGAATAAGGTAACAGATGCCCTGCATGAGATAGGCTACAGAGTTTCGCCTAACGTGAAGGACGTGAAGTATATGCTGTGGCTTGCGAAGAACGTGCAGAAGTATGGCGACAGTCCGCTGTGGAAGCTGAGAGCTGAGGCTGTGAGGTGGAAGATAGAGCATGAGAAGACGGAGTACACGAAGATTGAGGGCGGCGAGTTGTATGACAACGACGGCAAGAGCCATGACTTCGAGGGTATGAGTCGCGAGGAATGGCTGGAGGCAACGGACGGAGAGATACACTACCGCACGGCTCCAAGTGCTGCTACCGCTTTGGATAGATACCATCATGCCCTGGACCGTCATAGCTATATGGCTACGGAGGCTTTCATGGACAATATGCTCTCGTTGAAGAAACTGATGGAGGCTATTGATCCGTCTATCAGGAAGATTGAAGATGTGAATAGTTCGATGAACCCATATCTGATGCAGAATATCACGGAGGGCATGATGAGCGACAAATCAAAGCTCTTCGAAATACGCTATATGGACCCGCTTAGCAAGGCTATGTCGAGCGTTTTGGATAGCTTCGATGGCAAGAAGGTGGAGGACAGAATAAGGAACTTCAATCTGTATATGATAAGAAAGCATGGATTGGAGAGAAACCGTGTGCTGTTCGTGAGAGACTGGATAAGGGAAGAACGAAAAGTGAAGAGTGAAGAATCCGATAGCATTGATGCTTTGGAGACTGCTTGGAAGGACGAGAGAAGCGACCTTAGACAGAAGCTTGACTCGGGACAGATAGACTTGAAGGAGTACTACCGCCAGATGGACGAGTGGATAGTACAGAACTTGGATAAAGACTTTAAGGCAGAGGAGCATGACTATTCGGGTATGCACGGATTGCAGGGCATTGCAGACAAGAAAGCAGCTTATGATGATGCCGGAGCTATTGACGAGGTTATGAGCCAGGAGGCGAGCATGGAAAGCATGAAGAAAGGCTCAGTTGCAGACTTCTGGAAAAAGGTGAAGGCAGCTACAGACTATTCTGTAAATTCGGACTACGAGAGTGGACTGATAAGTCAAATTACACACGACGGAGTATTGGGCATGTTTGACTGGTATGTACCGTTGAGAAAGTTTGACGAGGCTACCGCTGAGGACGTATACGGATATGTGACAGAAATGGGCGACCCAAGCAACTATATCGGCACGACGCTGATGAACGCCAAGGGACGAAAGAGCCTGAGCAATGTGGAGATATTGGCACAGATTGGCTTGATGGGCAACCGTGCGATAAGAAACGGAGGTCAGAACATGATAAAGCAAGCCTTTGCGCGATTTGTGAGAAACAGCGGAGAGCAGAATCTTGTGAAGGAGACAAAGGTTTGGGTTGAGAAAACTGGCACGGACTTGAACGGCAACGACATTTGGGAGGAGGCTTATCCGCAGATTCCCGAAGGTGCAAGCGCAGATGATGTTGCGAGCATTGTGGATGCCTTTGAAACGGACATGAGGACCAAGCAAGCTAAGGGTGAGGCAAAGAGTCTGAGCAATGGAACGGACATAGGCTTCAAGTTCCAAAGAGCGAAGGACAAGAGTCAACACTTTGTGGACGTGAAGATAGCCGGAAGAACACACAGATTTGTGGTGCTTGGCAATCCGAGAGCGGCACAGGCTTTGAACGGAATGCTGGAGAACGGCAAGGCAAGCGTCAGGTCGTTGCAGGCTGTGACACGATGGATGGCTATGGCCTCAACATCGTGGAGCCCAGAGTTTGTGATGAGAAACATCGTGAGAGACATGGAATTTGCATCTTCGCATGTTGCTGCAAAGGAAGGTGAAAGATATCTTGCAAAGTGGTCACGCTATTATGGTGAGCTTAATCCGCTGAATATGTTCTACAATGAGGGTGCAGGAAGCTTAAAGAGCATGAAGATGAAAGACTTCAAGAATGGTGTAGGCTATGGACTATACGCCCGATACAGAGAAGGTACGCTTGGTAACTCGAAGATGGAGCGATACTTCAAGGAGTTCATGGAGAACGGTGGCGAGACAGGCTTTGTTCAGTTGTTCTCGATGCACGATATGGAGAAGAGCTACAAGAGTATCGTGGAGAAGGAATCGGCAAAGGGCGCGAATAAGATTATGGTTAATGCTGTGGAAGTGCTTAAGAAATTAGGCAAGAACGTGGAGAATCTGAACGAGGTGGCTGAGAATATGGCACGATTTGCCACATATTGCACATCAAGAGACTTGGGACGTTCGGCAGCAAGAAGCGCGTATGACGCAAAGGAGGTATCGACAAACTTCAACCGTCATGGTTCGGGTGATGCTATAAAGAGCTTCAAGAACGGAGAAATGGGTGATTGGCAGAAGGCAAGACGAAACACATACGGCTTTGTGGCTGGCTACCTAAGAAACTACTCGATGTTCTTTAATGCTGGCATTCAGAGCACGAACCTGTTGTTCAAGAATATCAAGCGTGCGCCTGTGGGTACTACTGTTGCTATGACATCTGCACCGTTTGCCTTAGCGTTGATTATGGCTGCTGTCAACAATGCTATTATACAGAATGAGGACGATAAGGACAGAGGCAACGTGAAGGATCCGTATGGCGAGTTGCCTGACTATATCAGACGAAACAACCTGTGTATATATGTGGGCAATAACAAATTTGTGACTGTGCCGTTGGCCATTGAATTGAGAGCGTTCTATAGTCTTGGTGACTTGGCGGCAGGACAGACGTTTGCCAAAAACGTGAAGAGCCAGAGAAACATGGCGATGGATGCCGTGGGCTGTATGTCGCAGCTATTCCCAGTAATGGACTTCTTGAATAATCCGAACTATGAAAAGAGCTTGGAAAATGGAGTTGGCATGACTACAGAAGGTATTGCTCCTACTGCTATAGTTCCGTTCATTGAATGGTGGCTTAACAACGACTGGAAGGGTGCGCCAATAAGACGAACGGGCGATAAGACAGAGCTTAACCCGGCATGGCAGAACGCCTATAATAATGTTCCGGCAAGACTTGTGGACTTGAACAAGTGGGTGAACGCCAAGACCAACAATATGGCTCCTGGTAATCCGGAAATGAAGGGCAACGAGGTTCTTGACTGGGCAACAGACCCGTCGATGCTCAATCATTTCTTCGGTTCGTGGAGTGGCGGTATGGGCACATTTACTCAACGCACTGCAGGCTTGGGCGCAAAGGCAACGACTGGCAAGACAGACGAGATAGAAGTGGGCGACGTGCCATTCTTACGTTCACTCTTCTATACTCCAAGAGAACAGTCGAGCATGGCGAGAACCAAAGCCAAATGGTATAACTACAAGGAGGAAATGGAACAGACTATCGCCAATAACGACAAGCTGAAATCGAAGAACGTGCCTACGATGAAGAGGATTGAAAATGCTGCTGCATTGGAAAAGTTCGAAGGCTCACCTGAGCAAAGAAAGGTGAATATCATCAAGAATGCGGAAAAGCGAATGCGCCATTGGAACACGATGAGAAAGAAGTGGGCCGATGATAAGAAGCAGGTGGACTTCGCGAATAAGAATATTGAGATGATAATGCAGGAGGCGGTAGAGGATTTGGATAGGATAGAATAAAGAAAAGAAAAAGTGGTGAACCTTTTAAAGGGTCCACCACTTTTTATTTACTTGTTATAGCTTATGTTTTATGTAAACAGAGCATCAATCTCCTCATTAGACATTACTTGAATATCGTCCTGATTAGCAAGAGGATAGAGACCCTTACTATCACCCATATATAAAGTGGGTGATGCAGTCGAACCAGGCATTGATAACAATCCTGCTTTCTTTAAATACAATTTACCTTCTACGGGAGTATTTGAAGCACTAAAGGTTTCTGTTCTATGCGCCCAGTTATAATAATATTTACCCTCATGTCTTGCTACAAACATATTTTTAGTTGTAAGATAAAGGATATCATAGTTTACAACAGACTCCATAAGTGATTGCTGAAGTATTTCAATATCCCCAATGGGTGTAAATATATCATCAAACTTACATACATCAGAGTATTTACCCGCATATAGTTCATCGTTGATTGTATCAAGGATATCCTTATCGGCTTCTGACATCAAGCCATGCTTCTCGCTTGTTGCATCCCACAACTGTCCATCAGTAACCTTACCCTTTGCATCCAATGTAGCTACTCCATTAGCCACACCCTTCTGCTCCAACTTCATGTAAGGAGATAAGTCCACGGTTGGTGTATATTCACCAATTTTCTCCCACTTGGTTGCGTCATAGGTGGCTGAGGTATCACCAGTATAGATATACTCGGCATATATATTTTTACCATTAGGGTCTCTGTTTGCCGAAGCTACAAGATATATACGATTCTTATTAATACCACTTGTAGGAAGAGCAGAAACAATCTGAAACAGAGTAGTGTCAATATTATTTGGATCTACTTCCTTTATCCAACCACTTGATGTTTTACGATTAGCCCAGTTGGTCAGTCTATAGAAACCAGTTCCCTTAACATACCACTGCTGACCTAATGCCAATGCTGTGTCTGTTTCCCCAGGATTAAGCAGCTGCCAATCCTGCAATGCATACAAAGCCGTAAGGCTTGCTACAACTTTATGACCTCCAATATGTCTTGCGTCTGCCAAGGCAAAACCTGTTGCTGACACATTACTTGGAGCCAGCGTATTTGCTTGTTTTAATGCCATATCTTTTTTATGTTTTTAATGTTAAACAATTATTTATGCTATATCCAGGAATGAGTTATCCTTCAATGCTCCTGGGTTTACTGTACGGTATACCAAGTAAACTATTGAAGCACCTGCTGCATTTGTCACTGTTACCTCACTCTTTTCAAAGCCTCCATTCAGCAATGGTGTTGCTCCATTCTGTACTATCTTGGTCAACTCACCCATTGCCTTTGGATAAGCTATTACATAGTACTGAGCATCTGTTGCTGAGATACCAGTCAACTTTGCTGTGCGTGAATTATTAAGGTCTGTCTTACTCAAACCCTTTATAACATCTGCTGTTATACTTGATGTTGAAGCCAAACCAAAGTAACGGCGATGATAGAAGTGTACACTTGCAGATGCTGTCTTTGTGTCATTGCCACTTGCGGGCTTTACATCCGTGCCACTCACCATAAGACCAGTTTTGGCAGCTGCGATAGTTGCAGAGATGGTGGTGTCAGTCTTTACCTTCTCTGGGGTTGTGTATGTTGCAGATGGTGTATTTGCTGCTGGAAGTGCAGTCCAATTACCAGATACACTTGTTGGAACTTTCTGGCCTTCCTTTGCTGCTGGATATGAGAATGCGCCTGTCCATGATGCCTGATAACCGTTTTCAAGTGACAGAGAGGTTGATGATGAAACCATTGATTCCACTGCTGTACCAGCTGCGTTGAACACATTCCATCTGCCTCTGATTTCTGGTGTCACAAGAGCGAGGTTGCCGTTCTTCACCCCACTGATGAAGTCTGCATTTGCCTTACCCTTTGCTCCGTCATAAGCCGTACCAGATGATTCACCAAGTTTTAAGGTACTCTTTGCTACATGAGCCTTCATCAGCTTAGTATACTCTGTAAGGCCTACCTTGTCTAAATACTTTGTCATAACTGTTTGTTTTAAAAAAAATTATATGTTACTATTTATCTTTTCATTTATTTCTATGCACTCATTATCTCCCTAATATCCTCAACAGTCATAGTCTCTGTTGCTGCCACTCCTTTTTCAAGGTCTGCTATCACTTCTTGCACACTCTTCATGTCCTCTGCAATATCTTGACCTTGATAGCCTCCAACACCAAGTAGATACTGATATCCATTCTTTGGATCTGATGGATCAGGATTATTAGCTGTATCACGCTTTGTATATATTACAGAAGCGTTTTTGGGAGTGAGATTATTACCAACACCAACCATATCAATAAATGATGGATTATCATAATTATAAGAACCTTGTGCATGAGAGTAAAATCCTGTTGCTGTAGTATGGTAACTTTCTGCATGTGAAGCTTTACCTACTGCCATTGTATTCGAGCCTTCTGTATGAGAATAATTTCCACTTGCCGTAGTAC